GGTAGTTCCGTCCGGTGCTGGCGAGTACGAGCGTGTTTCTGACCTCCCCAAAGATGATCCTCAGTTTGAGAAAGCCGACAAAGGGAAGGGGGCATCGGGATTGCTGACAGAGGAAAGAAAGCAGAGGCTATTCGGTGCGGTCGAGCATTCATATCGGGAACTGAGGAAGTTCAGGGATCTAAACAGGTCACTGATCGAGGAATACGCTGGTCCCGCATATTCCGAAGATGACACACAGCCAGTGAAGTACATCAACCTGATGGCGCAAGCTGTCGAGGCGTACACAATGCTTCTAGTCGGGAGCAATCCGCAGGTTTGCGCCGAAACCTTTGACCCCAATCTAAGGGGGTTTGCCAATCACTTCGTAATTGCCCTGAACAACCTCCTTGATGAAATTGAGATACGGGACACATTCAAGGAGTGGGTGCGAAACTCATTCTTCGGAATGGGTGTAATCAAGGTACACATGGCAGATTCAGGGGAGTTGATTGCAGAGGACGACATTCTCATGGACCCAGGCTCTCCGTTTGCGTCCGTTATTTCCCTAGATGACTGGGTGCATGATGCGAGTGCAAGGAAATGGACGGAGTGCAAGTTTGAGGGGGATATGTACCGCATCCCGTTTGATGAGCTTGATAACGGATTTTTTGACGAGGACGCCGTTAAAGACCTCCAGCCAAGCGGCTCACTGAGCGAAACCGGAGAGCGCGTAGATGAGATCGCAAGAGAAGGAGGGGCGTCGCAGTCAGAGTTTGAGGAAATGATTGACCTGATTGACCTGTTCATTCCTCGCGATGGTCTGATCTACACGTTTGTTGTTGACGACAGAAGGACATGCTCACTCAAAGGCGACCCGATTGCGGTCACTGAATGGACGGGAGATGAAGTAGGTCCGTACAAAAAGCTGTGCCTCACATCTGTACCAGACAACACGATGCCTGTTCCACCAGCCGCGATGTGGAGTCCTCTGGACAAGCTGGCAAACAACTTGATGCGAAAAGCATCCCGTCAGGCAAAGCGGGCAAAGCAGATATTGACCTACACGCCACAGGGTGCAGAAGGGGCAAACCGAATCAGGCAGGCAAGCGACGGGGCAATGGTAGAGGTGCAGGATGTCTCTGAGGTTCAGCCAGTTTCGCTTGGTGGTGTCGATCCAGCAGTCAACGCTTTTATGCTGCAATCAATGGAGTTATTTGACCGAATGAGCGGAAACCTGTCTGCGATCCTTGGTCTTGGAACGTCAGCAGAGAGTGTCGGGCAAGAGAAGCTGATTCATGGAGCCACAAGCCGAATGGAGGAATCCATGCAGGCTACGGTCATGTACGCAGCCAATCAGGTACTCAGGGAGATAGCTCAGTTGCTTTGGGATGACAAGTACAAGACGATCCCCGGTCAAATGTCACTCCAAGGGCACCCCGGCGTCACAGCAGACTCAACGTGGACCCCAGACGACCGGGAGGGAGTCTTTTCGGACTACAAAATCCAGCTTGATGTTTATTCAATGAGCTACCAAGGCCCAGGCGAGAGAATGATGGTCATAAACCAACTCTTGCAGCAAATGTACGCTCCAATGCTTCCTATCTTGCAACAGCAGGGCGGAACGATCGACATGCAGGTATTGACCGAAAAGTACGCACAGATGCTCAATCAGCCATCGCTTCCTGAGATCGTCGTATTCAACGAGCCAGTGCAGGTTCCAGACCAAGGGCAGTTGCCCGAGCAAAGGAAGGCTCCTGTCTCAAACCGGACTTACACGCGAAGAAATGTCTCTGCGGGAGACAATTCGGGAGTCCCTGACGTACCCATTCCACAACAGCCGGAACCAAAGACATGACGTACCCATTCATTGATGACGATGGAAAAGTACACAACCTGAACTTTGAGCAAATGATAGAGGCAAGAGATGGGTTCTACGAGCTTGAGGACGGTACGATCCTGCGTCGAGTGCGAGGCGACACAGTTCGCGCCCCGAAGGGGATTCGCCAGCGAACCGAGATTGTTTCAGATTCAATGGGGTTCATTGAGCAGCAATTGCCAGAGATGAGAAAGCACCTCAAGGAGTCGGGAGTTCGGGGTGTAGAGTTTGTCCGAGACAAACTGGAACCGAAGTTTTTTCAAGTCAAGTGCGACTCGCCCAACGCACTACAGAAGTACATGAAGTCCCGAAAGATGGCGGATTACAACACAAAGAACGGATCAAGTGCCATGCTCTCCGAGAGGGACTTTGAACACGCAAAGGAATTGGTCTTGAGAAAATAGATTCAAATTGACCACATTTACGTCAAGTCGTCACTTTTTTGGACATTCGGGAAAGAAACAAAAATGGCAGAAGAACAGATCGAGCTTACCGACGAAGAAGTTGCAATCGCACAAGAGCCCTTGGGCGGCGACGATGTGACAGAAGAAATCCAGAGCGAAGCAGTCTCAGCTTCCGAGGAAAATGAGCCTGCCGACGAACCTGCCGACGAACCTGCCGATGAACCTGCCGATGAACCTGCCCTTAGCGACAGCGACTATGAGCTAGGGCTAAGTTACGGTTTGACCAAGGATGAGGTTGATGACCTCGGGGATCGCGAGACACTGGAAAAATATGGCAAAATTGCCTCAAGGCAAATGCTCGACAAAAAACCAGACAGTGACGCCGATGCAAGCCCCGACGAGAAAGAGGAAAAAAAAGAGAAGCCAGGCGAACATGCGTGGAACATCTCTGAGATTGACTTGGACGAATACGACGATGTCACAAAGAGCGCGTTTACCGCGATAGACAATTTGCAGAAAGAGGTTTTGGCCCTCAAGGACCAGAACACAAGGTTGCAGGCGACGCAAGAGGATTCCTCGCTTCGGGAATTTGGGTCGCAACTTGATTCTCTCGACCCCGAGTTTTTCGGCGTTCAGTACGGAAAGGGCGGAAAATCAAAAAAAATCGAGAAGGTTCAGATGGACCGTCGCATGAAAATGGCAGAGGCGATCGACACCATGACGGCTGGCTACCAGTCACAGGGCAGGCCAATACCTGACATAGCAACCCTCGTCAAAGACGCAAACGCAATCACTTTCCGTGACAGGGATTCCGAGCGACAAAAGGCAGAGTCAGTCTCGCGGCTAAAAAAGCAAGCAGCAAGACGACAATCGGCAGGGAGCCGCGCAAGAAAGCCCGCAAAGGCGTCACCCCACTACGACGACGACGAGGCTGAAATACAGCGGATACTCGCAGAAACAGACGAAGCATATCAGCGAATGATTGAAGAAAATTGAAATTGCGCTCGGGAAATGCGTGTGCTGGCGGCTTGTGTCGCTTGCAGCATGAACGGGGTCGCCCCACGGCGACCGTTACATTAGCCAAGAGGCAAGTAAAATGTCTGTGGGATTAACCCCTGACCAACTGGACGATTTCGTTCAGTTGACGCTCAAGAAGTTCCATCGGAACAAATGGACTGACATCTCACTGCCGTACCAAAAGTACGTCGCAAGTCGATTGATGTCCAAGCAAAAAGTTGAAGAACGAGGCGGCGAGCAAATTTCGTGGCGCGTTCAGGTCAAAAACTCTGGTCTTGCTCGCAATACCGGAATGTTCGCGACCGACGTTACTGGCGTTGAGGATGTGATGATTTCTGCAAACGTCCCGTGGGCGATGCAGACCGTCAACTACTCCTACGACATTGACGAGCCCGAGTTCCAGAGTGATCGCGAGACGATCATCCGAATCTTGAAGGTTCGCGAGCATGATGCCATGAACAGCATGGCTGAGTTGAACGAAGAAAACCTTTGGTCGGCACCCACAAGCTCTGCCGACAAGCGACCAATGGGAATCCCGTTTTGGTTGCAGAAGGATGCTTCTACGACCCCTGACGGTGCCTTCAATGGCGGAAACCCATCAGGCTTCTCTGGTGGCTCAGGTGGAATCGACAGCACCCAGTATCCGCGATGGCGTAACTGGACCTTCGGTTACTCGGCCTATAATGAGACAGACCTCGTGAAAAAGGTCAAGAAAGCCCTGGTGTTCACACACTTCATGCCCCCTGTTCCTAATCCGAACTTGGCTCAAGGAAGCAGTGATTACGAAATCTTCACGACCTACATTGTTCAGGATGAACTTGAGCGATTGGCTGAGGGTCGTAATGACCGGCTCGGAAGTGACGTTGCTCGTTACATGAACCAAGTCACGATTGGCGGTGTTCCGTTGAGTTGGGTGCCGTATCTGGAAAACAACGACACCTCCAATCCTCTCTACGGAATCAACTGGTCGGTGTTCCGTCCGTTTGCCAAGAAGGGTGCCCAGATGCGACGAAGCAAGCCGAAGGTAAGTCCTTCGCAGCACAACGTCCGAACGGTCCACATCGACAACTGGTGCAACTATATGTGCGTTGATCGTCGTGCATGTTGGGTTGGATCGCAATAGTATCAGTCGCTTTTCTGGTACATCACAATCGCATACTTTCAATTGAATAGGACTTAACAGGTCATGTTAAACTTACTTTCCCCCGCATTGTTCACGAATCATCGTGGTCAAAGCAAAGCAGATGCACCTAGCAATCGCATCTGGTCAAAGGTTAAGGGCGAAACCGTTTCCCCCGATGGGACGGCATCTGCCCGTGGAATTGTCAGTAACTTTCAAGGTGGTGGCTGTAATGTCACAAACTCCACTGGAAATACTGGCGATGGGTACGCCGCATTTGGCGATGCTGGTTGCGGTGCTGTATCGCAGGCAGACGGAAGCGGGCTTCGGCTGACATGCACTGGCACGAACCTTGAGGCGAACATCGTCTCTGGTGTTAATGTTGGTGGCATTGGCACCCTGTCTCTTGATAACACTCTCGCATTTGAGACTGTTGTTAAGCTGACTCCCGCAGCAACGACCAACTTCTGCCTAGCAGCAGGAGTGATTGAGCCTGGGTCTGGTGGAAACAACGCTATCGTTGACACCACTGGACTGCCGAAGGCATCGACCGACTTTGTTGGCTTTTACGTTGCAAAAGACAACACCATCAAGTTTGGCTATGTCAGCGGTGCTGGAACCATCAGTGATGTTTCTGGTGTTTCCAAGGCTATCGTCAGCGGAACCAGTTACAAACTGGGCTTCTTGATCGACTCAAACAGCAAAGACGAGCTTCTCAAGGTGTTCGTTGATGGTGTTCAGGTCGGTCAAAAGACGCGAGCGGAATTGCTTGCTGACGCAGAATGGCCCGATGACACCAATTTTGCTGCCATTGTCGCAGTGAAGTCGATTTCAGGGTCGGCCTCGACTGCTGATGTGAGCTTTGCTCACTGCGTTCAGGTCAGCTAATTTCCGGCGTAGAAAATACGCCTGCTGGATGATTAAAACGATGGCGACATGGCACTTGCTGTGTCGCCATTTTTTTTGACTCGGGATATAAAAATGATTCACCCAAGAAACATCGACGAAATTGAGCAAATGACAGGTCGCAGGGAGCATCAGCTTCCAGCGGGGTTTGATGCTGAGTACATGGAGCAACTGCGAATGTTCCATCGCGTAAACAGCAGCGGAGGTCCACTGCCCATTGAGCTAATGATTGCGATTCTTCGCGAGTTTGAGATCGGTGGACCTACCGAGGAAATACGGGAGGCAAATAAGGTCCGCTGGTCCGAGCAACTCAAAGGCGCGAGGATTTTGCTCAACAAGGGAGGATTTGACAAAAAGGGAACTTTCAAAGGCGTGATCTCTGGTGGGACCATTGGGGTCCAGCTTGACGGAGAAGATCGGGTCATGGAAGTTCGCCCATCGACAGTGAAGCTGGATCGGTCAATCCCATCAGACATTAACCAAAACTCCCTCATTGATGACTACACGGACATGCCGTCAGCAAAAGAGATTGAGGCAGAGGAAGAACTGCCGATCCACTGGCAAGACGTAAAACCAGCACAAGAGGTTCTTGTCGATGGAGAAAGCGGTGCTTTCGTTGGCGAGACTCCCGACCATCCCGGTGAAGTCACAGTCGAGATTGATGGCAGTTTCAGGAGCCTCAAAAAGTCCGAAGTAACCTTACCAGCAATCCCGAGGTAAACGATGCAACGCGAAACAGCAATCAACAAAACAGCCTCCATCGTAACCGAGCATGTGAGTAGCGGAAGTGGCGATGCGGTTTTTACAAAGGCAGCAGACGCGAGCGAATTTTGGTGCGTCGGTCGAGTGGACTGGTCATACAGTGCCGCTCCGACCGGCGGCAAGCTGACTATTGCGTATGCGGGTACGACCGCATTGGAAATTGACATTACGTCTGCTGGTCCCGGTTACATTCGCTTCACCTTCCCTGATTATCTGCACAACGGATTTGTGAAAAACGAAGCGTTGACAGTGACCCTGGCTGACGGCGGAAGCACGACGCAAAAGCTGACAGTCCGGTACTGCTAAAGGTAAGCCATGTCGCTGACAGCAACGTACTCAGAAATTCAGCGATCCGTCGCAAGGCGACTTGGATACCCTCTTTCCTCGGACAATCGCAGCGTCGATGAGCAGCAATCAATCGACGATGCAATCAGGACAGCATTGAGGTGGTTCTATTTTCCAACTGGCGAAATGACCCATGAATGGAGTTTCTTGGTGAAGCTCTACCAGACGGAATTGGTCGTTGGTCAGAACTGGTACTCGCTTCCTGATGATTTTGAGCGAGTCGCCTCTGCGGTCAGTGCGTCGATCAATGACCATCCCTTGACTGGAACTACCGAGGAAAGCATACGGCTTCGTGTGGCTGGCGAGGGTTTGTCTGGAAAGCCGGAATACTGTGCAGTACGGAATATGCAGATCGACGGAGACACGCGGTACGAGTTTGGCGTGTACCCGACACCCGACGCGACCGGAACGCTCTCTTTCTGGTATTTATTCTCGCCTGAAATTATTTCCGCATCCAATCCTGAGCCGCTGGGTGGCTCTGTCCACGCTGACACAATCATGCTTGGGTGCCTTGCTGCGGCAGAGGCTCAAATGAATCCAGAACTTTTGGCTGGCGAAGGTGGTGTTCACTATCAACTGTTTAACGAAAAGCTGGCTGCGGCAGTAATGTCAGATCGCATACAGCGGGGAGTGCAGTAATGGTTTGGCCGATAGCCGAAGCGGAATACGGCAACTACCACTGGCTTCGTAAGGAAGTTGCGGCAGGGATGCCCGACTTTCCCAAGGACGCCGCGCTGCTGGATCACACCCAGCGATCCATCATTGACTCGATCATCGAGGGCGGCGTCTATCGGTTTTATTTTCCGCCTCCCGGCGAGTTTACGATACCGGACGCAACGGAGGCCCAGAAAGAGCGTCTGCGTCGTGCGCCTCACAGTTGGTCGTTTCTGCAACTACTCACAGAAATAACCACCGTTACGGGACAATCAGAGTACGACCTTCCAACCGACTTCGGAAATTTCATCGGTGAGCCAACGACTGCACGAACTGACAGCATTCGCCTCGCCATAGCTCAGGAGTCGCACCTTCGGCAGTTAATCAACTCGGAAGGTCGCACTGACAATCCTCAGTACGTTGCAAAAAAGATCATCAGCGGTGAAGGTGCAGCTAAGAGTCGCAGTTCTCTTTTGGTTTACCCAATACCGACGACAGCGGAGGTTATTACCCTGCAATACTCCGTCGTTCCAGCAAGGCTCAGTAACGAAAACCCTTGGCCTTTGGGTGGAATTGAACACGCTCAAACGATATTGGCCTGCTGCCTTGCTGTAATGGAAGAACGCAATGGCGGTGAAGGACAAGTCTACAAAGCGAAGATGATGGAAACCCTGGCATCCTCTGTCATGCTGGATATTGAATCAGCCGCCAGCACAACGGAAGGTATTTGGCCTGACGATGATGATCCGTCATTGCTTACCAGTAGAGAGCAACTACTCAAGAGGATTGGCGTTCACATTGGGGCCGGTCCAAACAGCAAGGTTTGGACGGCATCGCAGGCTGCGAAGATCAAAGAGATTTTTAAGGAGGGGATGCGGCTTGCCTGCAATCCGCCGCCTATTCCCAATATGACGTATCCGCACCAATGGGGCTGGCTGACTCCGCTTGCCTCGGTAGCAACGGTTGCCAGTACATCCACCTACGATCTGCCAGCAGATTTTGCGTATCTGGATGGTCCGCTTACGCTCCAACCCAGCGACTACATGCTCTATCCGCCAATCGAGATTAAGGGCGAGTTTCAGGTGCGGAATCTGTTGCAGGAGAGTGAGGCGTCTGGTCGCCCAACGGCTGCTGCGGTTCGCGTTAAAGCCCCTCTGGACGACAACGACCCAACGCGATACGAGCTTTTGCTTTGGCCCCTTCCTGATGGGGTTTACACCTTGGAATATCGCTACCGAATCAACCCCGATGTTCTGTCGTAAAATCACTTGAGGTACAGGAATGACAATCACATACACCACGCATGTCAAGGAATTGACTGACGATGGATTGACTGACGAGCAAATTGCCCAGCATTTGTCGGCAAGAACATCGCGGGCGATTCAGTGCAGCGATGCAAGGATGCTTCTTTTGGAAACCCAGGCGATTGTCATTGATCCAGTGACCGGAGGCAGGAGCGGTCCCTTGATCGACTACTACTCGACGACGGACGGTGACACGAAACACCTACTGGGTTGGTTTGTCTCGCATGTCCTCGATGGTGGACAATACGTCAGCACAGACGAATATCCGCGATCCGTCCAGTTTGAGTCTGTTGTTGCGGCTTTGCCTGTTGAATTGCAGGCGATTGGCGATGCCGTCGTCCAGCTTGGAGGCGGCAGACCGCACCCAGGGACATCGGTTGATGACGTTGTGCAGGCCCGCGATCAGCATGACGCCGAGATTACCCAGCAGCAGCAGCTAGAAGAAGCGAGGCTTGCGGTTGACGAAAAGATGAGCAAGCTGAACCAGAAGATTTCCGAGTACATCAATCCTCTGCGAACCTCTCACGATAGCGACGACAACAACTGGATAACCGCAATTCAAAACATTGCTGCCACCTGGAGTGACTGATGCCGCTCGGTGTAAACTTTCGCAGCACTTCTGGGTACGTCACAGACCCGGCTGGTTTTGTCGCGCAGACGGACTCGGCAGTGTACTCTCCGTCTCGCGGATACGGGTATATCGCTACAGGTGCGACAGCACAAAACCGATCAACATCCGTTGGATCGCAGTTGGCAGGGTGCCATCAATCCTCGTCCGCAACTTCGTTTCGCATCGACCTTCCAAGCGGTGCAGGTCGCTATAAAGTCCACGCTGCGTTTTGCGATGCCAGTTCGTCGTCAACTACTGGATTTCGCTTTTATGACGGACGGTATGGAGCGGAGATTGCGCAGGTAAAATACGGCCCGTCAAGTTCTTATTACGGAACAATCAGCGGAAATTCGCCAGCAAACAGCGACTTCTCGCGGTATTCAGAGGACTATGTTGAACATGAGTTTGAAGCTGACCATGTTTACATCGAGAGAGATACTACCCTCGTAAGCGGAACAGGGTCTATTTCATCGGTATGGTTCTCTCCCGTTGGACTTGGTGGCGAAAAGATGTGGTGGTGTCCTTCGGTTGCCGACACTCCCGCAGACTTGACCGGTTCTGGTTACGACGGAACCTACGTCGGCGGAATGGGAACTGTTAGAGACACGATAAGAGGCGGAAGCAGGGCATTTGCTTTTGACGGGTCAAACGACTACATCACTACCTCGCTGCAATCTGATTTGAATTTTGTGAACCAAACAAGAGTGTTCACTATCTCAGCATGGTTCCAGACTGACCACTCTGGATCGTCGTCGTCCAAGGGCATGCTCGGAAACGAGGTAAATACCTACTTAACCGGATTCGGGTTGATTGACGGAAGAATATCTGGATCTGTTGGCTTGAAGGTTGACATGGTGAAGTCGTCAGGAGGTGTTTACCAGGCGGCTGTGAATGATGGTGTGACGCTCGACAGCAGTTGGCACCATGTGACGGCGACAGGAGATGGATCGACGCTTCGCATCTACAAGGATGGTGTTCTTGCTGCGTCCACATCAATGTCATCGACCAGCAATGCACAGTCGAGCAGCTTCGTCATTGGTGCAGTCAAGAGCAGCGGGTCTGTGATTTTGCCGTGGAACGGAAGGCTTGATGATATTCGCATTTTTGAGCGAACTATCACAGACGATGAAATATCGCACCTGTCGTCAGCTAGGGGCAAACTGGGCACCCCGGCGGTCGGCCTTGGTGGTGAGAGGCTGTGGATATGTCCGTCAATTAGTGACAGTCCAGACGACATTTCTGGACATGGATTCACTGGAACTTATGTCGGAGGGATGGGAACTGTAGCAGACACCGACAGCGGAGGGACTCGCGCATTCGCTTTTGACGGTGTTGATGATTACGTTTCAACCGACGCAAAGGGAAGTCTGGACTTCATGCACAACACTGGCATCTTCACTGCCTGTGCATGGGTAAAACTGTCCGATGGGTCAAGTTCTGCGTCGGAGGGAATTATAGGGAGCGATCTGAATAGCACGCGATCTGGCTTTTGTGTTCGCATGTCGAGTGTATCAGAGGGGTTGAGGGGCGACCTTACGAAAGGTGGTGGAGGATACGCCGCGTACCCCTCCGAAGGTTCCGCTTGGCCGGATTATGGCTGGCATCACGTCGCGTTTGTATGCGACCGAAAGACAGCTACTCTGTATCGCGACGGATCGAGCGTTGCGTCGATGTCTATATCAGCCGTCGCAAACACAAGGACGTTCAAAGAGCTACTGCTGGGTGCGTACTACAACAGCGGAAGTCTCGCAGGATTGATGACGGGGCGACTGGATGACGTTCGTATTTTTGATCGACCGTTGAGCAGCGATGAGTTGTCGCGACTTTCATCGTCGAGAGGGGTGCAGGGTCCGGTTCCGTCTCATAAAGGACTGGGTGACGAGAGAATCTGGATATGCCCAACTCTCACGCAGAACGCATCAGACATATCTCTCAATGGCGAGACTGCGACCATCACAGGGACGGTGCCAGTGGTGGCAAGCACAGGAAACGGAGGCACCCATGCTTTTGATTTTCCCAATTCTGGAAGCAGCAGGCTGACCATTGACAGCGGTGCGCTCGCGTTGACGCAGAATCGCCCCTATGCGTTATCCATGTGGGTTAAACGCGCGAACACAACCTCCACCGGATATGCGACCGCGAAGAAGGAAAGCTCTGGAACATACACGGGCTGGGCACTGCTCGGGATAAGTCAGAAGTGGCAGTGGATCATGCGCCATTCCCACCCCAGCTACTCGGACAAAATTGACACTCCATCCGTCATCAGCACCGACTGGCAGCACGTTGTGGTTGTTTACGACGGCGAAAACGGCGGATTAAGTTCGTACAAAATCTTCGTCGATGGTGAAAGTCAAACTCTTACGGCATCGCAGGCGACACTAGGCAATAATAGCACGCTCAACTCTCAGAACGCGAGGATTGGTGGAATATCAACATCCACTGCTTACTACACCTACGGACAGATTGATGATTATAGGATATTTGATCGAGCGATAACTGACGCGGAGGTGGCTCATCTCTACACGGCGAGGGGTGTGACTGGTACTCCCAAAACGCACGATCAGATCGTCAGTGAGTCCGTGACGTACTACCCCCTGCAAGAAGAAGGAACAACATTCTATTGCAGTAAAACCAATATCGCTGGAACGCTGTCGGACATCGGGGTGACGGGTAGGAATGTCGCGGGACCAACAGAGCATTTGTACAAGGCGGTCCAGTTCAGTTCAACGTATCAGCGGAGAATTACCCTTGCGAGCGTCCCTAGTGGGATTGCCGGTGCAACAAAGTACACCATCGCTGCATGGGTCAAATCGCAGATTTCTGGTACTGCGCAGCGAACGGTGGTGGGGTGGGACAACGGGACCACCGCTACGTCGTACAGCTTACGAACGCACAACGGAACGTCAGCAAAGGGGCCAGATTTGCACCACGCTGGCAGCGCGATCATCCAGCGAAACACGCAAAACAACACTGGGGTTTGGCAGCACGTTGTGGTTCAGGTTGACACATCGACAGGCACGACAAGAACCTACCTAGACGGGCAGCTTGATGCCGAGGCAACGGGAGGGTCTTATTCCGCAGTCAACGGAACGCTGGCGAACTTTGCAATCGGTGCAACTCTTAATGGTGGTGCTGCAAACTGGCACGATGCTGCGATTTGCGGCGTTGGTGTTTGGGACAAAATTCTCACAGCATCCGAAATAAACGCTCTGTACTCTGGGTATGGAAAAAAGCTCACAGGACTCGGGGATGAGTTGCTCTGGATTTCACCCAGTCGCACCAGCGACCGATCCAACATCATGTACCCCGCACATGCGGATACAGAGCTAAACGGATCGCTGACTGTCAGTAGCGAAATCAGCGAAGGCGGAACGCAGGCAATCGTGTTTAGCGACCAGTACAGCACAAGCAATTACCTGGGCTGGGACAACAACAACTCAGCAGACCCAGTTACCGTCAGCTTTTGGCTTGAAGGCTCGGCACTGCATAACGCATACGATCAGCCAACGCTGATTGGCAAGTCGGGGAGCGGCAGTTTGCGGCTTCATACCGATCCGCAAGACATGAATGGAAACGGCACTCTTGGTTTTTCGCAGGACAGCAATTGGCATTCTGGAACTAGCTGGGCACCGTATTCAGCAGCGTGGCATCATGTCGCGGTAGTAAGGGATTACGGAACCAGCACAAAGTTTTATGTTGACGGTTCGCTCGTTCACACAGGAAGCGCAGACGACACAACAGCAGGTGACTGGGATGCTGCCGAGTATTTCATTGGGATTGATAAGGCAACCAACTATGCGGACAACAACTTCCTCGGAAAAATCGACGACTTGAGGGTAATCCCAAGAGCGGCAACTGCCAGCGAGGTTTGGTGGCTTTCAAGATACCGTGGTGTGCTTGGCGGTCCTTCTATTGAATGCGAATCGGCCTCGTTTGCTCTGGCCGGAAATGCCGCTGCCTTAACCACCGGAACTTCCGCAGCAACGATGAGTGCTGCGACTGGCAGCTTTGTAGTCACAGGACAAGCCGCCCAGCTAAAGCAGGAGATTTCTCTCGCAGCAGGAGTGGGTGCGTTTGCTGTCTCGGGAGTCGTAGCTGACGATCTTGGCGTCGAGCTAAACGCCTCCGTCCAGACCTATGTGGTGACTGGAAGTGCGGCGGGTCTGGAGACTGGAACCGCAATGTCCGCCGCAACCGGATCGTTTGCCGTTTCGGGAGTCGTCGCTGACGATCTTGGCATCGAGCTAAACTGTGGCGTTGCGGCATTCTCGCTTTCTGGTAGCTCTGCGGGCTTGATAGGCGGATCATCGCATCAATTATCTGCGGGCACAGCGTCGTTCTCTGTGCAAGGGCAGTCGGCATTTCTTGGGCTGACTTTTCGCACCTCGGTTGCTACTTTTCAGGTTACAGGAACCTCGCTGCCGCCCCTCCCTGGCTCGCAGCGACCAACACCATACTACTACCGTTTTTTAATGCAGGACGAGTAAATGGCTGCTTTCACAAAAGTTAATGCGTTCGTTGAGGACTTGGCGAAGGGCAAGCATACGCTTGATACTAGCGGGAACAGTGGCGACCAACTGAAAGTTGCCTTGTTTGCAAGTGATCCAACTGCCAGTGCGACCACATACACGACATTGGCTGCTATCTCAGGAAACGAGCTTGGCACAGCGAACGGCTATACAGCAACGGGGGCGAACTGCACTGTAAGTGCTTCGGCACAGACAGGCGGGACGTACAAACTGACCATTGACCCTGACCCTGTATTCACGGCAAGTGGCGGCGATCTTGGCGGCAGCGGCGATGCGTTCCGCTATGTCGTTCTTTACAACTCCACCGATTCAACCAAGCCGATAATTGGGTACTACGACTACGGCAGCAATTTAACCATTTCTGACGGCAACACGTTTACGGTGGACTTTGATGCGTCCGCTGGTGTTTTGACAATCGCCTGACACGGACACTTTACTCAATGTTCAAGAACACGGCAGGCCAGTCTTACCGAGTATTTGCCTTCAATCGGACCACAAGCGATCCGGTTACTGGTATCGCGTCTACGATTACAGCGAAACTGTCCAAAGACTTTGGCGCATTGACCGCGACGGGAACCGCAAACCCCACGGAGGTTGAGGACGGATACTATCTGTTCCCGTTGACCCAGGCTGAGACAAACTGTGACGATCTTGCCATTTACCCCGAAAGCTCAACATCAAGTATTTCTGTCATTGGTTGTCCAGCGAATCTTCACCCAAAAGTGGATGATGACCGGGGATTCTTGGTCAACCTGACGATCAAGCTGGCAAACAATGCAATCGTCCCGTACTGCGAGGCGATAGTAACGACAAGCAACACGAACGACACAACCGACGTTTTCAGGAAAGCGAACTGCGACGAGCTTGGGAAAGTTGACTTGCACCTTCCGGCTGGCACGTTTTACTTGTGGCGTCGGAAAGCGAACGTGACCTTCACTGACCCAAAAACGCTTACCGTCTCATCGACGGGCGTAACAACCATTTCATAGGAGACTGCCGTGACAGACGTAATCGGTGGAGTCAAGGAAGTTGTTACGCTGGACAAGGTGATGCGAGGGACCGCAGTTCACGCGAGAATGATCTTGGAGTCGTGTCTTGTTACGGCTGATCGCATGGCAGGGGTTGAGGGGATACATGAAAGGCTGTTCATGGAGTCATTGATTGCTTCGGTTCGCCACGACCAGATGCAGGAGTCTCCCAGCACACTCGGATACAACTACGACAAGTCAGACGGAATGGGCCGAGGATACGACCATCACGACTGGCAGAACACAGGCGTCACCTACAACGGATAATAGCAATGGCAAATGAAGCAACCGCAACCGTATCGCTGGCTTATAAGAAGGGTGGACGCGAGGAAGAAATGCACAGTATTTCCATTCCGTCAGACGTTGCAGGCGAGCAATACGCCAAGACGACCATGTTGGTCGGGACTGCCGGGGCAGCATTGAAGCTGGGCGGCGTTGCTGCTCTTGGTGGACTGATCGCAGGTCGCGTCCTTAGCACCACCGGAACGGTTACGTTTTACATCAATACTGAGACGGACTTTCTTACCTTGAAGGCTGGCGATCCGTTCTTGTTTCGCTTGGTCGCAGGGGCTTCGGTGCTGGTCAAAGGAAGCGTGGCTGACAGGGAAATTGAATATCTGCTACTGGAGGCGTGATGCCACAGCAAGACGTTCCCCTTCCGTTCCCGCTGCGAGGCGTCGATAAATCGCTTTCTAATCTAGCTGGCGACCCAGAGACGACTGCGTATGCTCGTAACGTGTTTCCGAAGGATGTGTCAGAGTCTCGCATTCGCGGAGGCTCGCGAAAGGGTCTAGTCAAGCGATTTCCTGATCTACTTCGCGGGACACCTCAATTTCTTCTGGAAGTTTCAAAGATCACCTCGGATTTTGACGAGCCGTACCAGTTCCTCTTGGTGGGAACATCAGCATCCATCTATGTATCCAGTGCAACGAGAACAACGGTCAATAGCGTCATTGGATACAGCGAAGCTCTTAACGAAATCAATGGTGCAATTACTGACCAGTCAGGCGCAACAATAACGGACCACAACAATGAACTGATCGAGACTATCTCTTTTGTCTTGACTGGTGAAGGGAACGCATACGCAGGCAATGTTGCGGTGCATCAGGGTGCGGTCATCTTCTCGCAGCCAGCGGAAACGGTTTTCAGTGGAAGCGGGACACTAACGAATGGAACACTGACCAGCAGTGGAGTTGCGGATTTTACGCTGATCGGTGCGGACAAGTCCCAGCACGTTGTGAACATCACGTCCGGTCCAGCGGGTGTGTTGATCGGCAGTTATAAAATCTCGTCGATTTCTTCTGGTGCTATTGTATTCAGCACTAGCTCGACAGGGACGAACGGAAGTGTTGGGTTTTCTGTGGTCAATGCCCCGAAAACGCTGGACGTAGAAAACAGGACAGTGGACGTAATCACGCCAACAGCGGGCACGTTCCCCAGCGGAGACGCTGCGATCATCACGACTTACCGTGATCGGCTGGTGTGGGGAATTGATCGAGTCTGGTACATGAGCCGCGTTGGTGATGCTGGCGATTACAACTATTCCGCTGATGTCGCAGACAACGGCAGGCCGGTTGCTGGAACCAATAGCGATGCTGGGCTTCCCGGCGACCCAATCACCGCAATGGCAGCGGTTGGATATGACTTTCTGTTGATGTTCTCGGAGCAGTCAACGTGGGTGCTTCGTGGCGATCCTGCATTTGGCGGTCAGCTTTTCAATTTGTCCCGCAAGGTTGGTTGTGTTTCACCGGAAGCGTGGTGTTACGGACCTGATGGAGAAATATACTTCCTTTCCAAAGATGGAATTTATGTTGTGTCGCCGGATATGTCGTCGCCTCCGGTTTCACTCAGCGACGGAAGGATGCCCACTGAATTAAAGCAGCGAGACTCGGAAAACTACGACACCGCATTGGCCTATGACATGACCGAGAATGCGGTGGTCATCTTCGTCACGCCACGGGACGGGGTGACTGCTGGTTCTCACTGGTGGTTTGACACCACAACTGCATCATTCTGGGAGTTTCAGTTTGCCGACGCTCAGAAGCAGCCTGTAGCTGCACTTTCTTATGCAGGCGCACCAACTCGCCAACGTGGTACGACGGTCTTGTGCCCAGATGGTTATGTAAGAGAACTGTCAGGGACAACCGACGACGGGGATGCGATTGCGTCAAGAATACTGATCGGACCTTTGCTCATGTCTCAGGCGATGTCGAGCGAGGGGTTGATGACCCAGTTGCACACAGAGCTAGGAAAAGAGAGCGGGGCGGTTACAGTTGAAGTCTATGCTGGCGATAACGCAGAATCCCTGATTGATGAAGCTGTATCTGGAAACTCCCCGCACTTTTCCCGCAGTATTGCGTCAGGAAGGAGCGGTACGATTCGCCCCAGGCTTCGCGGTGCGTATGCCGTATTTGTGCTGACAAGCACCGAGTCATGGTCATCTGAGTCCTTGCTTGCAACCGTCGCACAAGTTGGGAGGACTCGCTGATGCCAGCCGATCCAAGCATCATCGTGACCGGCAGCGTTTCCGATCTGCCGTTTCATCCCCCAGCAACCGAGGACAAGCGAGACACTGAACTTGCGTTTGAGCGTCTCGACCAAAAAATCGTGGGAAGCGTGACTCGCGTTACTACCTTGGAGACAGGATTGACTGCGGCGAACGCAAGCATCGCAACGAACACGGCAAGCATCGCAACAAACGCAACAGGCATTGCGACCAACGCAACGGACATTGCGACTAACGCAACGGACATTGCGACGAACACAACAAACATCACGACGAACGCGACCAACCTGACGAGTGCAGTTTCCACGATCAATACTGCTCTTGCTGCAAAAGTAGACGAGGACGGCACGATTTCAAACGTGACCCTGCCGTACCCGAACTACCAAAGCGGCGATTTTTCTGGAACTGACAACTACAATCAAATGTCAATAGCAAACTGGAATAACGGCAGTTTCTCGCAGCAGCTTTATTACAAACTGGAGGCGTTGCAGGACAACATTCTGGAGTTGCAGACAAAAATTAACCAAATCGCTACCGCGATGAGAGGATAGCAAGATGCCACAGTTCAATTCATACGCCTCTGCTTCTGCCTTGAGCAATGCTGACACGCTCCTTGTCTACCAAGGAGGGGCGGTCAAGCAGGCGACAGTCGCCCAAGTGGAAACGTCAGTCAGTGATGCTTCGCGGTGGGTCACTGTTCCGACCAGTAGCTACACCGCAACCCCTGCAAGTGCCACGACGATCACCATGAGCAGCACAACGGGGCTTGCTCCCGGCTTGCCGCTGCGAGTGACCAACAGTTCGGGGAATCTCTACACCATCATTGACTCGATTGCCGGTGGTGTCGTCACAGTTCGCGGGCCTGCGATCAACGGAGCGGGGATTACCGCACTTGCATACGGAAAACCGGAACAAATCAGCGAAATGTCGCTGTTCGTTGCGTCGTATTTCTCGCTGACTACCACGACTACACTCATGGCTTCCGTCATGGAGGCTTATTTCCGCTGGAGAGGTCCAGCCGCATATATCGTCCAAGCTGGCTTCGTGAACGATCAGGCCGATGGAACGAGTGCCCCCCGCATGAATGTCCTGCGGACTCCATCGGGAGGAAGTGCGGTCAGAGTGATCGCAGACAACACGAACGCGGGTGTTGATCTGGGTAACGCAGGGGTGTGGGCAGATTCGGTTAATGTGCAATCCGCAAATTACCAAATATCGCGTGGAGATTCACTGGAATTGGAAGTCGTCACCGCTGGGGGCGATGGCGGTGCAAGCAACCTGACTGTTTCTCTTACGTTTGTGCTGGAATAATGTTCAATATCAGCTTTCCTGCAAAACACTCATGGAGTCCGCTTTCCAAGACCCTGCCGGATGCGGTTGGGTATGTCTCAGGGAGGACATTCAGTCCCTATGTGAAGGCACATATCTACACTCCTGCGACAAATGAGACAGCAGCGTACACTCCTGCAACTCTCCCGCCTGGGGCTGTGACGGGGGTATCCGCAAGGAAGCAGGGGAGATGGATCGCTACCTGTGGAACCGGATACTTGAGTGTGTACGAGTTTTCCCCTTCCACTGGATTCGGAAGCCGCACCTCGCATGTCGCGATTACTGGAATCAAGAAGGCGAGGTTTTCTCAGGATGGGTCCATGCTCATCGTGCTGACGAGTACGGGATACCAGATTTATGATTTCAATCATGGAAGCGGGTTGGGTGCCTTGTTGTCCACGTCTGCAACGTCGGTCAGCGGGACAATCAAAAGCCTTGGGGTGTCGCCAGATCAGACGCACTTCCTCATCTCTGGCACAGCCGGGACCGTCGTTGAGAGACGGTCTTTTGATGACCTGAACGGGGCAGGTTTGACATGCAGCACTGCTCCACCAGCAGCCGGATCAACCTACAGCAGCGGGGGCTGGACGATTCCTGGTGAGGGGCTTTGCCGACTGAGCGGAGTTTGTGCAAACGGCGTGTCGTATTATGCGTACACATCGAGTCGGTATGTGTACTACGGAACTGTCAACTCCCTGGGACTGTCTGATCCAAGCGTGATCGACATGGTATATGTCACGCGAGGGATTGAGTTTGTTCCTGAGTACAATCTTCTCGTCGTCGGTGCTGCAACAGACGAAGAAGGAAGGAGCTACGGAACCGATGTTCGCGTCTTTGCCTTGTCTGACGCACCGACAGGACTCGGCAGGGGGGATAACGTAGGTAACTTCGCGTGTGAGGGAGATACTTCGGATTTCTATGGCTCGCCCTCGCCGCCGGGAGGCGCACCCTGGTCTATCTGCTGGATTCCGAGCCAAGAAACTATCATTGTCGGTCTTGGGTACGGATGGAACAACGAGCGACCCTATTATTCGCTCGCTGTTGCGAGCAATGGGACACTGACCGCACAGGTCTATCCAAGCTACCCCACGGCAGGAACCAACAGCAAAGGCGTGAACGCAATCGACTGGTTCTAGTGATTTTTGGAGTAGGTTTTACGGTCGAGACTTGATTAAATCATGCTTTGGTGACGTTTTATCCCAAAACCTGACAAAGCGAGGCTTGCCGTGGCTATCTCTATCCCCCTGACCACTTATGCGGGAAACACCAGAGGCAGCAGTTCGGGTAACGCATCTAAGTCCACCAGCACCAGTGGAACCTTCTTTTCTCCTGAAATGAAGGCACTGTCTGACAAGTATTTTGGGGCTGCATCTGACTCAGTCACGGGTTTTCAGGGGAAGCTAGGGGAACTGGCCGATAACCGAACGTCTGGTCTTACCGACAACTACGCTGGGCAGCTTGCCTTATTGCAGGGGATCGGCAACGCACAGCGAGACAGGATCAATCGAGATTTCGCTGCGCAAGCGGGTGGGGTTGGAGCGGCACTGGCTGGGACAGGGCTATACAACACCACGGTCCAAGGGAACATGGCCCAAGGCGTCGAGAGGAATCGACAAGAGGCACTAGGTCAGTTGTCAGAGTCTCTGGCACAGCAGCAACTCGGGGCATTGCAAGGATCTGGTCAACAAATCTCAGCCGCACATGGAGATGAAATGTCGGCACAGTTGGCACTTGCGCAGCTTTTGTCTGGTCTTTATGAGTCACAGGCATCTTACCTGCCGACTCTTTCTCAGTCCAAGTCGCAGTCAGAAAGCGGGTCAACGTCCTACTCGCACTCAGGCAATGCTAGATAGTCCAGAAACCGCTTTACACGGGCAATACAGATGACACGTTTCAGTAGTGGTCTAAGTTCAGCGTTCAAACGCAGGATGAGGGCAGCAGATGGGTCTACTCAGCTTGTTGGGGGGGGTCCAGAGGCAGAAAGGGCATTCGCAGAAACTCAGTTATTGCAGCAGCAGCTACAGACCGGCAACGCCCAAGACAAACTTGGCTCTGCTTGGGAAAGGGCTTCACAAATAGCCTCCGAAAACATTGCAAGGCAGCAGGCCGAGCGAGAGGCATTGCGTGTCGATTCTGAGCGACAGGCTCGACTGGCACTTGATCGGGACGCTCAAGCGGAACAGGCGACCCAAAACAGAGCCAGAATCGAGATAGACGCTGCGGATCGCGAGCAGCAAAACCAACTGCGACTGAACGACCAGAAAACGCAGCGGGCAAGATACCAGGCTGCCGCACAGCTTGACTCCGACAAACTCAAGCAATCTGCAACTCAGTTTGCAAAGAACCTTGCGTTGCAAGAAGGGCAACTTGAGGACAGGAGGCAGAAAGCGGACTTTGACCAGAAGAAGGAAACCGATCGCATTGCTGAAGGCTTGCTGAAGCAGATGCGAGGCAAAAGGCTTACTGACGAGGGCCAGAAGGCTGTAGCGGAGCTATCGTCGATCTATCGCGGAATCGCGAAGAACAAAGGAGGGATGCGAGGTCATCAATATGACTCAATGATGCAAGACTGGCTCGATCTGGCTGAGTCAGCAAACATCGACCAATACGCACTGGAGCAGCAGACGGTTGGTGACCAGTTCGCAGGAGAGTTTGAGATTGTCCCCATTCAAGGTCGTGACGGGGTTACTCGGCAATATGAAGTCCAGAGAGATGCTGACGGGAGGCTGTCTTACGAGAGACTTGAGCAAGAAGCTGGTCCCCAAGTTTACCGATCTGTTCAAGAAAGGGCGCGGGCTGTAGCTGAGAGCAAGGAGCTACAGAATCTATACATGGAGCGCGCTGGCGAAGCATTGGCTCAACAATACGGAGCAAACGAACCTAACTGGCGTCCTACTCACGAACAGTTGTTTAATAAAGTCGAGGATCTGATACGGAAAGATCAGGAATTGCAAAACAGATTATCTGGCATGGGCCAGATCGCACCCCAAGCAACCCTTGGTGGCTCAAATCTCAGCATGGGGAGAAGCGAAAGTGTTGGCGATATGTCTGCACTCATCAATGGCATTGGTAGCAGTGCGGAGCGGAAGTTCAACGCGGAGCGGAAGTTCAGCCCGCTTCCAACGTCTCCCGGCGACACGCAGGCTCCACAGCAATACCCCTCACCGCAAGAAGCAACGAAACTCGACACATGGGGAGGCTCCAAGACCGACTACGGCAGCATGAGAAAACAGCTTTTTGAAGATGGCGGCGGATTCTACGGTACTGACCGACCGGGAATGAAGCGGTTGACGGACCCAGCAGAGCGATCTTTCTACAAAGCAATGAAGGCTCACCGCACTGGACCCACCGAGGAACACAAGAAGGCACTCAATGAAATGATGGTTAATGATGTTGAGGGCTGGTCGCGGGGCAAGCCAATGAAAGATTTAAGCGAAGCAATACACGCCTCAGACAACCCATTCAAGTTTGATCCTAGCAAGCTACTGAACCAAGACATCCTTCTGAAAATGATACAGGCTGGAGTTAAAGACCCTCTCGGAAACGCTGCAAAGGGGATGGCTGAGGCTATCAGGTCAGGAAATGACCACTACGGAACCCACTCAACCCCGTCTTATCACAGAGAGCTTAATCCGCCACTCCTGCCCCGCGAGTCGTTTGAGAACCTTACGGGTGATGGAATTGAGAAACTTCCGGTCATCTGGATGGATGAGTTTGGAATGCTGTATCAGCGAGACGAATCAGCAAGACCAAAGGAAGATCCAAGGGACGCTCACAAGCGTTATCGCAAGAGCGTACAAGGCATTCGCAACTGAATTAGCAACAGTTCCCCAATCATCGTGGTATTGAAATGGCAGAGCCCAAGAAAGCATGGAAGCCCCTGCGCACCCAACATGATCCAGACGACAAGTCGCTCTGGGAAACGCAAGTGAATGTTGCGGGCACAAGGAGATTATCGCGAGAGGCTGTCGCAAACCGCGAAGGGCAGTTATGGGACACTCTAAAGCAAGCTGGCGTCCCGCAGTCGATTGGGTATGAGGACGACAGTCCTTCTCCCGATGCCTTGATGTATTTTGAGCAGCTTGGGCGTGGCATGAACGCGCCGTTGCGCGCTGGGGCGGGAAGGCTGATGGACGCCACCGGACTAAGCGGCGATCACCCGATGGGAGACACGATCACTCGGCAAGAGCAGGCGTTCCAGTCCGAAATGGCAAGCCAGATGCACCCCAAGGGGTTTATTGGCAAGGTCAGCGGCGGGGCAATGGGCGCAGCACAGCAGTTGCCAGCGATGATTGGGGTAGGGGCTACTGCGGGCTTGCCTGGGCTTGTGGGGATGTATTCTGCGCAGTCATTCAACGACGCCTATGTTCAGGCTATTGATGCTGGGTTGACGCACAACGAAGCACTAAAGACAGCGACACACTCAGCCGTCATTGAAGCTGGTCTGACTCTTGGCTTTTCAGCAGTCGGCATGGGGGGTGTTGAAAAAATGGCAACACAGTCGGCAAAGAAACGCATGTCAGAAAGGATATTAAAGCAGTTTGGGCCAAACGTGTCCCATGAGCTAGTGGAGGAAATTTCCATTGAAATGGCAAACGCGCTTCGGGAGGCAACGAGCGGAGTTGACTATCAAGCAACAGACCCAGACCGTCTTTGGGACAGGGCGGTGGATACTGCAATTCAAACCGTCATTCTGACGGGTGGTCTTGCCGGAATCCAAGGGACAATGGAGCGAGGCAACAGGAGATACAACCAGAAACTCATGGAAGGCTACTCAGCCATCAACGAGGAAGCTGGAAGGATGCTCAACAATGGCGCAGATGAGGAAACGGTTGCTGCCTTTATGAAGGAATCCAAGGAAGAACTGCAACAAGTCGTGTCTGGGGAAAAGACACTGGAGGAAGCTGAGTCTGACGATGAGATAGACAGGGAGCTAAAGAAAGAACTGCGAAAGACCTTTACCGAGAAGGAGCCGCAAGACACCTCCGTAGACGAAGAAAAAGTCGTTAAAGATGATGGCGAGGGAGTTTTGCCAGTTGAGCAAGAAGATGCAGTCCTAGAGGTGGATGCAGGACCGGATGCTGTAGTGGACGAGGATGCTCCTGGGCTACCCCCCGGGGAAGCACTGCCAGAAACGGACGATGATATTGAAGCAGAAATGGCCCAAGAGCCCGAGGAAGAAATTAGCGATGCGGTAGCACCGGAAACTCCTGCTGAGGAACAAACGGTCAAGCCTGTTTACTCAAAAGAATCAAGTCTGCACGCTTCCATGTATCGTGTCGAGAACTTGCAAAATGACGTAGACGCTTCGGGAAAAGTTCTCGATACAAAAGTTGAATTTAATGATGAACAAAAGCGAGACGCTTACGCCTTCTTCCGCGAGCTTTCAGAAGATGCAAGGGATTTTTTGGAAAGGGACTCAAGCCCAGAAAGAAAGAAAAAGCTCGATAGTATTGTAAGACAGGAAATACTAGGCAAATATCCTCAAATCGACCAACAAACGCTCGGTGTTCTTGCTGAGGCGTTGATAGAGGACGGAGCGTTTGATCGCTTTTCAACTGTCTTAGATACCAGAGAGTCAGAGCTTGAGTCCGATCCTCCCGCTGAGGAACAAACGGTTGAGCCAACTGCTGAGGAACAAGCGGTTGAGCCAACTGATGATGTAGTTGAGCAGGACGAAGTTGAGGCAGGGCTTATTGGCGACAACGACAGGGGGCAGCAGGTTTACGAAACACCAAGCGGACTCCGCTACTACATTGACGACAGCAACCCTGACGATCCCTACAGGATTTACGAGCCAAGCGTAGACAATCGGGGGGTCACGCCAGAGGACAGAGACAATAGACCGCAATCGTTTATGGTCGTGATAGATGAAGATGAGGAATCTCAAGAGCCCGAAGGTGAGGGAAGCGGTGACATACTGAAAGCCACTCAAGACTACGCCCGCGAGTTAGTCGAGCGAATGAAAGCAGAGTCGGCAGAAGGAGACACAAAGCCTGGCAATGAAGGTGCTACCGAGATAAACGACCTTGAGGAAGATGATGGTGACATAACTGAATCAGAGATATTAAGAGCGGTCGAGAGGGCTAAGAAGTTTATGGAGGCAGACCCAGAAGGGGGCGACAATCCATACGCTCGATATGAGTATAAGGATGGTGTAATTTTCGCTCCTTTAATGGACGCCGATGACGGTCACATGAAAAGGTGGGCAGAAAGGAGGAAACTTGGACCGCTGCTGTCAATCTCTCCAATGAACGAAGAAGATTTGGGTAAAAAACATCCATTTTTCTTAACAGCCGAACTCAGCGAGGATCATCCAAGAAGGAAGAAGTACGAGCATCGGATGAAGTTAAAGGGCTTGCTTCCAACCAAGCTCAAGCCAATGGTTACGTTTGCAAAACGACTTGGACAAGGAAAGTTCTTGGAGCAGTACGGGGGAAACGCGGAAGCTATTGAGGAAGCCACAGGACTCGACATGAAAGAGTTTTGGCGGCAAGTCAGGCAAGGACCGAGAGAACAGTCTATCGGCAAAAAGACTCCAGACAAAACAAGGGAATGGCTTGAAGATGCAAAAGAGATTGGCGTCAATGCAGACGGGGAGCGGATTTACGAAAACGAAAACGGCGTTCGGGCAGTTATGGGCGAAGATGGGATGCTCCGTTCAGAGCGAACCAAAAACTCAAAGAAGGGGTTTGTTCCTCTCAGCAAAAACAAACGAACGCCCGATTTCCACCCTGTCAGGACGATTATTCGCAGGGGAGTAGGGCAAGTTGAGGTTAATACGCTTAATGAACAGGAGGCAATGGCTGCTGTTGGCATGTCAAAAAGCGAACTCACAAAAGCCTTTTCCGGCAAAGACGAGATACCCCTGCCCTCAAGCAAGAGTGGCAGGGGGGTTCTAGGGAAAGACGGGGAAGGGTACTACGCTCGGACGCGAGGCGAAGATGAACCCTCGATCGCCATAGAGAAGGGAGGCGGGCCAAGGGACAATGGCTGGGTGAACGTCCCGCCAGTGAAGGATGCAATTGAGGTAATTGAGTCAGGGGGAGCGAGCAGGGAGGCTAACAAGGCTGCGATTGAAGCCGCTGACTTACAGATTGGTCAGCGAGTCATGGTCACAAGCAATGACGGAACGAAGCAGATCGGCGCAACTGTCCATAGGGTTCCTGAGAAGGGAAGCGATAGCGCATTTGTTGTCCTAGACAACCACGACAACGAAATGAAGCATGTCAAAGGGCGGTTGATACAACCTGACTTTGACAAGGCTCTTGCAGAACGAAACGAAAGGATTGAGCAAGGGGAGGCAGCAAAAGCAGGCCCGAACTCTGACGAGCTTGGGCTTGATAAAGGTTTCGCATACCCAGTCGGTCAGTTTCGCAGAGGCGAAAGGCCAAAGACGCTCGCAAGAACATCTGTTTCAAGGTCAGTTCCAAAAATCAATGGCGACACTAACAGAAAAGCCAAGAGCAGTATTAGCAGGCTGACCCAGTGGCTTAACAACGAAGCGATCGAGGAAGCAAAGGCTAAGAACGACGGCGATGCAATCCGTCGCTTTCAGGACATGGACGTTAGCACAGACAAGAAGGCGTGGGAGTTGCCGCCTGCTGACCGCGACGACATGGTGGACTATGTGTTTGGGGATGGGTCAATGTTTGACGACCCCAAGCCTGCTTCTGCACCAAATGTTGCGGAAGATGCAACAGATGTTGCGGATTCGCAAGAGCAAGAAAAGCCAGAGTCAGAAGAAACCAAGGAGGCTTCGCCAGTCGAGGTAGACAACCGAAGTCTCGGCGATATTTCTCTGGATGATTTAATTGCAGCATCAAACGAAATTGCAGGCGTGCAGTCTGACGATCCTCGTCCCGAGCAGAAAAGTGAGGTGAAGCAAAGCACTGATAATCACACAGACAGCAAGGCAAAGAAAAATCTTAAAGATAAACGAAAGGCTCTTGCGGAAGAAATTGGGGACGACGTTGCGGCCCTGCATGACAAAATAAAAAGTTTGAAGAAGAAGTTTGACGGCAGGGTGAACGCCAACCCAATGTTTGATGCTGACATACTTAAAGAAGCAACTTTAATCTTGGCTCAAGCTGTAAAAATAGGGGTAAAGAAGTTTCGGCACTTCCTTATTATTGCAGCAGACGCAACAGACGTTGATTCAACTGTAAGAATGGGTCCACTGTACGAAATAGTATGGAACGGACTGCGAGAAAGGTTCCCTAACATTGACCTAGAGGAAGCCACTGACACTCAGGAAATTCTTATTGAAGAAGGAATTATTGATGAGCCTGTTGTCGTAGTTGAAGAACTGGTCCAAAAGGAAAAAGACTTCGTTGGTATGTGGTCGCGAGCAGCAAGGCTCTTTGAAGATCCCGGCAAAGGCGAAAAGGTCATAACAGAGAGGCGAATTGAGTCTGCTGGCGGCTATATGTCGCAAAGCTCGGCAGATGCGTTGATAGATCAATGGACCCAACACAGCTTAAAGCAAGCTGACTTCAAAGCCCCAATCATCATACATGGCAACAAATTCAAATCAGTCAACAACAGCAGGTGGGTTATCAGTCTGTTTGACTACTCGGGCGTGTGGCTTCGTCCGTGGTATGAAGCTGGGTACAGCGTCTTGCAAGTAGACATCCAGCATGGCATTGATGTTTTGGAAATGGCAACCGATCCGATAACGTGGTTTGACGAAAACATCGGTGAAGTTGACTGGCATGGTATCCACATGGTCCTCGCCGCCTGTCCTTGCACAGAGTTTGCTTCCAGTGGTGCGAGACACTGGAAAGACAAGCCGCCTGAGCTACTGGAAGATGCACAAGACCTCGCAAACGCCACGATGGATTTGATCGAGTTCCTTGATCCTCACTACTACGCCATTGAGAACCCAGCAGGCAGCATTAACAAGAACACCACGGTTCCTGACCCAAGAATGAGCTTCCATCCAAATCACTTTGGAAACCCATACACGAAGCTCACGCAGTTGTACGGAAACTTCAACCCGAACCTTCCGCTTGCTCCCGTTTACCCTTTGAAGGGATCGGAGACGCACAGTCAGTATGGTGGGTCGTCGCTGGAAACAAAGAACAAGAGAAGCGAAACACCTGATGGGTTTGCAGCCGCGTTCTTTATGGCAAACAACTATCTCGACATGAGCGACCGAGAAAGACTGCTTGTTGACTTTGAGCAAGAAGGACTTGTCAGCAAGGCTTTGGACGCGGGCGTGACTCCCGAGCGAATACGAGAGCTTGCTGGCGTAGGGTCGCATGAGACGGCTATTACTGACGAACTGCTGGGCGACTTTGAGAGCAACTTGCTTGCCGAGGCGAACGAGTTGCGCAAAGGGGGGGAGGTCTTAAAACTCACAAGCCCTGCTCCGCTGGCAAGGACGATTGAACAAATTGAGGCTTTGCCGAAATACACGGTCTATCGGCAGAGTGCTGCTAAGTTTTTAGTTCGGGGTGATGGCAAGCGTGGTGGTGGCGACAGTATTCACGACACTTACGCAGAGGCAGAGCAAGCGGCAAAAGACCAGAAGTCTCGCGACGACGAAAGGTTCCTAGAACAAGGCACAAGCCAAGAACTGAGGGATCGAGCGGAAGAAGAAATAAGAAAAGACTACGGAAATTTCTTGGAGTTCAACCCAGGGAGGCGACTGAGGGCGATTGCAGAGCTTGAGCGAGTCAAGGTGATAAGCAAGGACTTCACGGGGCGAGTCAAAGACTTTGTGCGAACGGTCGTGACAGAGGGTGACGAGGCGGGAATTGCCAGAGCAAGAGAGGTGAGCGAGCTTGTTTCAGACTATGTGGACCACCTTCAGTATGTGGAGGACCACATAGCCTCCGGTGATTTTAGCAAGCCCTCAGACAGAAGGGAGGTGCCCGCTAAATGGATTGGTCAGGCAAGAAAAGCCCTCAAAGGAAAATTCAAAGAAAGGTACACCAAGACAACTGGCAAGGAAGATACGCGACAGCTAACCGAAGGAGTGCTAGGAAAGAAGGACTACAGTGATCTGAAGGCACTTCTCACTGATCTTGTCGGCGCAGAATATGTAACAACACACCGAGGCAGTCTGCGGTCCAAAAAAGATGTCATCAAAACGCTGGTAGGCATACAAGACAACTACGATGGCTTGCTCATGGAGATGTCTGGTGGGAAGGAAGTCAAGCGATTAGATTTTGATTCACTTGAATGGCTTGATCCAAGGTTGCGTCTCCCAGCGAAAACTCAGGTTCCTGCAGTCCCGGTCCAAGCAAGAGATGCAGCGATGGAGTTTTTGTTGCAGCAGAAACAGGCAATTCGCTGGCCTGATGGGTACGGTGGAGTTTCCTACATTTCGCCTTATGGCTATCTGGAAAGAATACTGACACACAAATTCCCAAGCATCTCACGAAACAACCTAGACAACATCACCAAGGAGATTCAAGAAGCAGTTGACCCTGACGGATCGCTTGCTCCGATTACAGCATTTACCAATGCAGTTATTTACTTAGACCCGCATTACTTCATCAAAGGCGATGGCAAGTCAGTCAAGCTGCTTGGTCAATATGAAAGAGAGCAGGTTTTCTTGGATCAGTCATTTAAGTCTATCTACGATTCGCTGACTGATGAAGGAGAGGCTCGCATCTCTGGGAAGGTGTTGGAGGACGCAAAAGACGCACATGCACAACGGTACGCCGAGCGATTGGTTGAAGAAGCAAAGCGAAAGGAAAGCGCAGAGCGAGAAGAAGTCAAGGACTACTACGGGTTCCTTCCTGATAATCCGATGCAGGCTGGCAGGATCAAAAAATCACTTGAACTGCAAAGGGACTTTGGTGGTGAGCCTTTTAGTTCATGGAAGGAGTACGTTGAAGATCGAGTGAAGCAGGGGTGGGTTGTCGGGGAAGATGACAGTCCAGCAAGTACGACTGGCGGAACTATCACAGCAAGCGACCCAATACTCATGTTTACAAATGAGGACGGGACTGTTGACATGAGCCCGCTTTCAATACCAAAAACAGCGGTCAATTACGCACAGTTTTTGATTGACGAGGGCTTTGCTTCTAAGACCGGCATTGTGCCGATCAACAACGAAGCAATACAGGCGAGCCGTCAGAAAAAAGGACTGGCAAAAAAGAAGGTCAGGCAAGCACCAGTAACCCTAGATCCAGAGAAGATTTTTGATGCAGCGTTTGCTGTTTGGGAGCAGCTACACCCCGACGCAACCAGCGAAGAAAAATCAGAAATGCTAGATGCGTTGGAGTTTTTTGTAGACGAGATATGGTCCGACTACGGCTACTCGCTCACTGGACAGGAGCCATTTGAAGATGGCGTGATAAGTTACCCAGGCTTTTCAAAAATTGAGTGGGATGAAATCACCGACGAGGTTCTTAACGACACGATCATTTCATTCCTGAACGAATCAAATAGCTCCTTTCGTCAGTCCACGGTGAATGATGATTACTCGGGAATTATAAACAGCCTCGATCAAGACGCATTTAATTCACTGTTCGCTGCTATGGCAGATGCTATAGAGCGACAAATGTATAAGGAAGCCAGCAAGCCAAAGAAGAAGAAAACGCTTAAAGAAAAGGCGGCTGACGCTGCGTCCGTCGCAGAAGAAAAGGCAGAGGAATTGCGTCGTAAGATACGCAACCTGCACAGCAAGCCAACAATGGGCGTAGACCTTGATCTCGTTCGCGTGGCTGTTGATGTTGCTGTGGCAAAGATAAAAGCTGGTGTGTTGAGTTATGCCGCTTTTATTCAAGATTTTGCAGCAAACTCCCATGAGGGAGAGATGGAGATATTTGGTCCTTACTTGGACGCTGCATGGGAAACGCTCGGTGCAATGAGCGATGACGACCGTAAGGTTCTCGGCGTTGAGAAGGCTGACACCACCAAGGAAGCAACATGGAGAGAAGCACTCAACTCAACACACGCAGAGCCAGCAAAGGAAGGCAAGGCTGGCAAGCCTGAGCCCGTTGAAAAGACAGCAGATGAAAATGCTGACGCGATTGAAAATGATCCAAGCGGACGCATCATGCCTGGGTTCCGCATGTTCATTAGCGGAATGTCACGCGGACCCGGGGATATAAGGGACAGCCAACCTTCCCGACCGGGGAAAGGTGATGGCAAGGGGCGTCCGGTCGGTGTGGCTTACGAAAGCTGGCACAAAGATAGCGGCAAGTTTCTCAAGCCAAACGACACGGTCAAGGATCTGCTTGTGGAGCATGTAAACAGGTTCGGCTTGCCGATATTCATTGACTCGGGAATGTTCGGCGTAGTCAGCAGGGGCGAGGTCGGGCAAGAGGCTGATTACGAAGGTGCTTTAGCTTTCTACGATGAAATGATTAGGCAGATCAATCCTGATCTTCGCAATCTTGTTTATGTCGTCGCTCCTGATTTTTTGTTGCAAACAGGGAAGGGAAAGAAAGGCATTAGAGGCGACCACGACAAGACGGTTGCTTTGCAATTACAACACAAAGAGAAGATTGAGGATCTGGCTGGCATGGGTGCAAATGTCATCATTCCAGTGCAGAGGTCATACGACCCAGATGAAAGCCTTGTCAATAATGCTCTGGAAGCGAAAGAAAATTTCAAAACATGGGGGCCAAACTTGATTTTCGGGATACCATACAACGCTGCAGCTTGGCCCAAGGAGCAGATTGTAGGGTTCACGGACTTCTACCAGCAGAACTTTGTCGTGGACCAGCAAACTGGTGGACCCTTGCGACTGTGGTTGCTTGGTGGCGGACCATCCAAGCTCAAGCCTTTGTACGAAACCCTTAAAGAAATCAGCCCAACCGTTGAGCTATACGGAGATGCCAGTACAGAAGTCGGATTCAACAGGGGGAGCCACGACGAGTACGGCGTAAGGAAGCCAAAAAGACAAATCAAACTAGATGATGGCCTGTCGATCCAAGACGCACTTGAGGCTTTTTTGACGGAGGGGCACTCCCCGGGTTACGAGCCCCTTTTTGATGCCATTGACGCTCACCATGACACTTGGTCGCGATCCTCCGATGGAGAAGCTGAATTAAAGCGTCTGATAGACGATGCTGTAAGGGTCATTGCCAGTAAAATCATGGAGAACTTTAGCCCTGACCTAACAGGCAACTCCAAGATTGATTCGGATGTGTTCTGGAACCGGATCGAGGACTTGTTTAATCGTCAGCCGAACAAGTCATTTACGGACGGAAAGCCCGACGTATTTACGGGTATGCCGAGATTGAGCCAGCTATTGTTCCACAAATACCTACAAACACCACAAGCCCGCGAGGAAAGCCAAGATGAGCAAGCAAGGACTGACGACAGAGGACGTTCAGCAGATCAAGAGGGACGCCGCGAGCCTGACTCCGAGCAAGACTCCGCTGACGGAACAGATGGTGAGGTACTGGCAGGAGAACAACAGGGAGATGCACAGCGAACTGAGCCAGAAGGGAGTCCTGTGGGAGTTCGCGAGACGCCTACAGGAACAACACGACAAGGAAGTAGCGAGACTGATGCGGACGGAGAATCTGGGACAGAGCGAGGCGGAACTGATAGCGAAAGACTTGTTGGCGATGGTTCCAGAACAGCCAGAGGACGAGATGGAGTAGGGGAATCTACGCGACCGAACTATCACCTTATCCGAGACAAGTGGGGAGCCATTACTGGTGGTGGTCTGAAAGCGAGGTTCGCAAGAAACCAACGAGCCATTGAGCTTGCCATCGAGCTTACCGAAAGCGGAGTTCCGCCAACCACAGAGCAGCAAGACGAACTGGCTGCGTACACCGGCTGGGGTGCCTTTGGTCAGGCTTTGTTTGACGGCGAGTGGGGAACGCCCAAGCCGCAGGACGGATGGGAAGAAGAAGATGATTGGCTGCGAGAGCATCTTGGGAAAGACGCATGGCTTCAAATGCAGAAATCAATCGTCAATGCGCACTACACCTCCCCTCAGTTAGTGTCTGCAATCTGGGGTGCTGTGCGCCGCTTGGGATTCAACGGTGGTCGCGTCCTTGAGCCGAGTGTTGGCAGCGGCAACTTTTTTGGGGTGATGCCCCGCGACTTAATGGGAGCGAGTCACCTTACTGGCGTTGAGCAAGACGAGACAACCGCAAAGATCGCAAGCCTCCTTTACCCACAGGCCAATATCCGCCACAAGGGTTACGAGGACGTTGAGACTGCCGATGAGTTTTACGATCTTGTGATAAGTAATGTTCCATTCGGTCAAGAAAAGCCTGCACAGGTGAGGTACAAGCAGGATCACTTGGTACACAACTTCTTCTTCCGCAGAGCCCTTGACCATGTAAAGCCCGGTGGTCTTGTCGTGTTCATCACAGGAAAAGGCACATCGGACGGCAAGACACTTGCAAAGTACCTGCGACAACAAGTAAGTGAAGAAGCAAGCGTTCTCGGTGCAGTAAGGTTGCCGAGCGGGTTCTTTCAGGAGTACAGCAAGACCAATGTGGTCACTGACTTGATTGTAATTCGCAAGAATCGCAAGGACGGAAAGAATGCCAATGCAGGAATAACGTGGTGGAGCGAGGAAGGCGAAGGAAATGTCGTCCCATACAAAACACCAAGCGGAGAAACAGTAACGCTGAACAAACACTTCATTGACAATCCGCAGGATGTGCTAGGGACAATCAATTACGGTAGTGGGACGACATCTAAACACCCAGGCTTGATAATTGAGCCATACTCCGAAGAACAGACCGAGTCGCTACTGACCCAGTGGATTCAGCGTCTACCAGAAAACAGCTTTAACACTGATCGAGACGACTGGCAGGGAGTTGAGCGACCAGCCGAGGGAGGCAGGCGACAGAGAACTATACTTGCAGACAACAAGTCTACTGGTCAGTGGAGGGTCTATAAAAAGAAAGGCAAAAAGAGCGTACTCGATGGCGAGGGGCGTCCGGTTTACGAGACGATTGAGTTTGACGGTCCCCAAGTAAGCGTCGTGGATGGTGAAAGCATCGTCCCGCTACAGGCAAAGATGATAAAGATGGGAGTCACGGGGTGGGCAAAGGCAAACGTAAAAAACCCAAGCACTCTCAAGAAAAAGGCAGACGCAATACTTGCGCTGGCTGAGGTTCGCGACGCATACGAAACTCTGCTTTACGTCCAAAGAACATCCAAGTCCAAGAAAGAGATCAAAAAGGCAAGGGCAAAGCTGAATGAGAAATACGATGATTTCGTGAAGAAGCATGGCGAGATCGCAGAATCAGAGGCGTTGCAAGTGTTCAAAAGAGCGCAAGACCCGATGTATGCCTCGCTGTCTGTCCTTGCACGAAAGAACCACAAGACCGGAGAGTATGAGAAGGCTACTGTTTTTAGAGAAAACACAGTTGTTGCCGAAATTGCCGAAATTAAAAACGCGAGTCTTGGCGATGCTTTTGCTGCCGAACGCAACCGGTCCCGCATTATCGACTACAAGCGGATAGCGAAATCAGCCAACCTCAAGACAAAGGAAGCTATCGACCAGTTAGTTGACGCCGGATATATCTACAAGACGGAAACCGGAACATACGAGCCTGCTGACATTTACTTGTCGGGAAATGTACGAAAAAAACAACGAGCGTTAGAGGCTGCAATTGACGAGGGGATGAGCGGTCTTGAAAAGACCCTTGAGGCTATCAAGAAGATTGTTCCCGAGATGATTCCTTACCAGCACATCGAGACGCACATGGGGGCGCGTTTCATCCCAGCCTCGGTTTACGCAGACTTCCTCGCGGAAAAACTGAACATCAGCCCCAGCAGAGTCGGTGTTAGGCTACACCAAGGGAAATGGGCTGTAAGCCTGACTCCCGAGATCAACAGAAGCGACGAGGCTTTGCAATGGGGATTGTCTGATGCGGTAATCAGAAACGGAGAGCGAGTTCCGAAGTATCCATTTAGCTCGCTGGTTCGCCAAGCTCTCAACAACGGGTCCATCAAGATCATGTTCCCACGCGATCCTGAAACTGGGATACAGGAGGTGGACGAGACTGCGACAAGATCAGCAAACGAAGCCCTAATGATTCTGAAAGATGATTTTGAGAACTGGATTTGGAGCGATCCTGCTCGCGCAGCAGAGGTACAGTCAATCTACAACGAGGAATACAACTCGTTCGTCACTCCCGATTTCAAGGATGTTCCTCTGAGTTTTGTGGGGATCGTCACGGAGAGGAACGGTATTCCGTTTTCGCTCCGCAAGCACCAAAGACGCGCTGTGTGGCGAGCAATAATCGGCGGAAAAGGAATCTTCGCCCATGAAGTCGGGACCGGCAAGACATTGACGATGGGTGCCTTGGCGATGGAGTCTCGTCGATTTGGCTACGCGAAAAAACCAATGCTGCTTGCCCACAATGCCAACGCCGCTGCAGTAGCAAAAGAAATCCAAGAGGCTTACCCGTCCGCAAGGATCTTGTTCGTCGATAACGTAAGCGCAGAAGGCAAGGAGCAAGCATTAGCGATGATGGCTGCGGAGGACTGGGATCTGGTTGTCGTCCCGCACAGCCTGACAAGTAGATTCTTGCTCACAGAGGAAACGATAACGAACCTCATAAGGCACGACCTTGACTCCCTCGCCGCCGCAGCCCAGGAAGCGTATGACGATGACCAATCAGCCTTCAAGGGCAGCTTCCCTGCCGATCTCGATAACGTAACCGAAGCCCAACTTCAAAGGCTGGGATCAAGGACAGCAAAAGAGCTTGTTCTTGAGCGAAATAAGCTGGTCAACGAAATAAAGAAAGCAGCAAAACTATCAAGGGACAATACCCTGTTCTTTGAGGACATGGGGGTTGACATGATAATGGTGGACGAGGTCCACGAATACAAAAAAATCCCACTCGCTACATCACAGTCAATAAAAGGACTCAACACCAAGGGGTCAAAGAGAGGGATCGTCCTCAAATTGCTCACAGACCATGTGAGGAAAACAAACAACGGGCGAGGGATTTACACGTTCAGCGGGACACCCATGACAAACACGCTAAACGAAATCTACAACCAGATGCGATTTGTCATGGCAGAGGAAATGGAGGCAGCAAAAATCAGGGAATGGGATGCGTGGTTTAATGTCTTTGCGAAATCGTCGATTGAGCCAGAGTTCACAAGCGGAGGAACGATGGCACCGATGGACAGGTTACGGGAGTTTCAAAATCTGCCTGAGTTGCGACAGATGGTCGGTCAGTATCTTGACATCGTTTTTGCAAGCGATATGGAAGAATTTGTGCCTCGCAAAGAGAGGGAAGGGAGAGTCCCAGACGGAGAAGAACCAAAAGGTGTTCCCTTTAATCAAACGATCAACGTCACTTCGTTCCCAAATAAATTTCAGAAGGCATACAGTGAAGCCCTTGTATATCGCTACCTGCATTTCAGCGAGTCAAGTGGTCGGGAGAAACGGGAACTGGCGAAGATGACGGGAACTCCATACAGCCCGTTAGTCATAGAGACTGAGGGGGTAAAGATGTCGCTTGATCCAAGGCTGACCGACTTGGCATTTAATCCAGAGTTTACTTTTGACGACATTCCCGACATTGACCCGCTCGATCCAGAACTAAAGGTCAACAAGATGATAGCAGAGGCAATGCCTCTGTACCGGGAGAACGCGAAGTCAACTCAAATGGTGTTCATGGAGACGGGGCATGGTTCCGAGCCAGAGAGGTCCACGGGCGAGAAGGATAGCAAAGGCAATGTGATTACGGAGAAAGTCGCTGCGTTTAATCTTGCAGAAGAAATCAAGCGAAGGCTGATGGATGAAGGTGTCCCAGAGAACGAGATAGCATTGTTCTCGGGCATGTCAGCCGCGAAAAGGACGATTGCTGCAGAGAAGATGCGGAGGGGCGAGATACGGTTTGCGATCGGATCGACGCAGACGATGGGTGTCGGGGTTAATGCACAGGACGAAATGATAGCCATACATCATCTGGACTGTCCGTGGATGCCTGGGTGGTTAGAGCAGAGGAATGGCAGGGGCAGGCGGCAAGGCAATCGCTACAACACGATCAAGCAGTTCAGGTATGTCTGCGAGAACGATCAGGACGCAAGGCGTTGGCAAATTGCGCTCACGAAGGACACATTTATACGGCGGTTTATGAAGGGTGAGTTTGTCGGTCGCTCGATGGATATGTCTGACGTTGAAGTGGGTGATGCGAGTGATTTTCAAAAAACGCTATCGGTCGCCGCAGGCGACCCGAGAATCCTGCTCAGGTCCAAGCTGGAAGGCGAGGTGGCCCGACTGACGAGTAACGCTGCGTCTTTTGCTGCCAACGTACAAGCACAGGTAAACAACGCAGAGCGAAAGACACGGTCCATTGCTTTCAAGGAGCAGCAAAACGGCGCGTTTTCTGCAATGCACCGAACGGCATCCGAGGCAAAGCCTGAGAGCCGGGAGGATGATGTTGCCACGCTCGTATTTCCTGACGGTACAGAAAAGGAGAGCAAAGGATACGGGAGTGGGATGGACGCGAACGTTCTCGCAATCACCCGAGACTTGACAGACCTATCCAGAGAGTACAGGAGGACTGCATTTCGCTCATCCGAAGCTGGGTTGAAGGCTGTTGGAAAGTGGCGAGGACTGACGATCTTTTACAAGGTTCCGCTTGGGGGAATCATGCCAGATTCAGCAGAACTATTTATCGGGATGGATTCAGCAGAGCCGAACGAAATGCTGTGCAGGCCAATCAGACCCTCGCTGCCGTCAATGGAATCGCAAGTCAGACAGATTCCTTCTGTGATACAGAAAAACAAAGCCAGCATCGGACTAGACAGAGCAGCCATTGATCGCAGCAAAGATGCAATGAAGGTGGCGTACCCAAAGCAAGACAAGCTCGACGCGGCAATGCGATCACTGGATGAAGTCAGAAAGGAAATACGAGACAATCCCGACATCAGCCCTCCTTGGTTCCGCATGGGCGCGCCGGTTGGGACCGAAGTTTTCTACGAAGGAAAAGAGTACACGGTACAAAACCATCGCATGATCGACACAGTGATAGCAGTAGACGAACACGAAAAAACAGTGACGCTTCCTGCGAAAGACCTTCTCGACGCCGCTGACGGATACGTTTATCCAGAATTGCAGCCAGGGTACGACGGTCCCATTGATGTCGAGGTTAAGGTGCTGAAACAGTTGACTCGCAAATCGTACAGAAGCGGAGAAGCGATCACTGTCGATCTTGGCGCGTACTCTGACAGCTATTCCGAGGCAGACTTAGCGGCAATCGGAGTCAACCCTTCTTCAATAATGACACACAAGGTAGAGGGGATAGTGGCAAGAGTCGTCCATGAAGGCGAGGAAGGGTTTGAAGTAAAGTTCAACGACCGAACAAGCAAAACACTGACACCCGATGGGGTTGCGGTGTATGGAAACACGATCACACTAAGCATCCGACCACAGCAAGACAATAGCTACGGAGCCCAGTCTATCAATCCGACTGAAAACCCAGTCCTACGGACAATGCTCGACCTCTATGACACTGGAACGTCGGCAGCGGTGCCGCTTGCGGCGAGTCCTAGAAGGAGCAGCCCACAGAAACCACCAACGCAGGTCACAAGAGCGAGAGATTTGCCCGCCAGTACGCCATTTGATGAGCGGCTTGAGCATTTGATTGCAACCGCAACCGAAGCTACTGCGCAAGAATGGGATTCCGTCAATCCAATAGATCAGCACAATTGGATCGACGATCAGCTAGGAGGTCAGTTGTATGAGTACATTAAGCCAGCAGCACCGGGAGAGCCTGCGAGCGCGGAACCAATTAGCAGACCTCAAGATGAAGTAAGTGACGTAATTGAGCGAGTAGAGGACAGGATGGGGTCTTTGCTTGGTCGGGGGCGATCCAGAGATTCAGAGTCATCAAGGATGGGATTCGTCAAGCGTCCAGTCAAAAGCAGAGGCAGGGGCGGAAGCAAGCGTCGAGAAGTTGATGTGCGGAGGAATAAGACGATCGGACTGGAAGCTGGTGCTAAAAATCCGTTGTCTGCTCACGAAATCATTAAACGTGTGGCCTTAATCTTTGACCTTCCGATTAGGCGCGGGCAGATCAGGACAGGCGTAATGGGGCTTTATCGCTTCCTGAGCCACCTGAACGCTGGTGCGTATGCCCCGCAAGTTGCTCGACTTGCCAGGGCTGATGGAAACAACCTCGCAGTCCTCATCCATGAAGTTGCTCATCACGTTGACGAAATCACAAAAACCAGTGCGAGCGGGTTTCCAAAGAGCATAGAGAGCAGGTTGCTCGATTTTGACTACGACCAATCCCGAACCGATGGGCCAAGAGTCGAGGAAGGCTGGGCAGAGTTCATTCGTGGCTGGGGGACGCTGAGTAGAAAGCAGAGGAAGAAGATAAGCGGCTTCAATGAGGTCCAGCAATGGTTTGAGACAACGTGGGCAAACGCACACCCCAGCGAGTACGCAAAACTCAAAGAAGTGCGAGCAATGATAAAGCGATACAGCGACCAATCTGTGTTTAAGCGGTTGCAGTCGTCGATACGCAGAGCGTCCGACGATACTCTGATGGCGAGAACTGCGAGAGTCGCAAGGGACTTGGCAAGCAAGACAGGCAGAGAGTATCAGTACGATCGCCTACTCAGAAACAAGGGGCTACGCGCGTACATGGCTGCAAAGGATCGCTACTATGCGCTGAAAGAAATGGAAAAGTATGTCAAGAGATTCAGGCACGAAGAAAATCGTCGCCTCAGAAGGGAAGGGAAACCCGAGCTGCCAAACTACTACTCTCATGCGGAGAGTGCGTATGAATATGCAACTGCAACTCACAACACAGCAGTCACAAATGCCGAACACGCTATGACGCATGGGGTGTTTCTGGTTTCTCCCCAACCAGGCGCGGCTCGGCCCGTCATCAAGGACACCTCAATAGACGAGGCGATGTCTGAAATCAGGAATGAGGCTGATCTGGAAGCAGCGGAAGTGTATATGGTGGCTCATCATATCGTGAATATGGACCAGAAGAAGCAGGACGAGGGAGTGCATGATTACGTTTGGCCTATCGAGGTCAGCGAGGCAAAGAGGCTCGTTCGCGAGGTGGAAGCTGACAGCGACAAGTTCCAGAGGTACGAGAAATTAAGACAGGCTGCAAACCGGTTCAATAACGGATTGCTCGCAATGCTGCACGACGCTGGTGCAATCAGTCAATTGGATTATGAGAGGATGCTGAAAGCCTACAGCGTTGACGAAAAATCTCTCGATGGATCTCTTTACGTTCCGATGATGCGCGTGACCGAAAAGGTGAAAACTAGACTGGGTGGCTCGGGGCACCTTGATCTAGGCAAGGCAGTGAAGCGTCGAGGGCGAAAAGGCAGCGATCTACAGGTCATTTCACCAATGCAGTCGTTGCAGGACCGCGCTATTACTTTTTATCGCGTTGCACAGAGCGTCCAACTGCAGAAGCTCTTGTACGCGGAGTCGCAGCAAGCACCGGGGATGGCTAAGTTTGTCGAGAGGATTGATCCATCTCTTGCTGCGAGAAATATCCCCATTAGGGACATTTTGAAAAGTTTAGTTGAGGAAGGGATCGTTGACGAAGATTTTGCGACTCAGATCGAGATTGCAGATGTGCTGCGATCGGAGATGAAGATACATGGCTTGAAGAAATACAAGGGTGCTATCGGGCAGGACGCTGAAGAAGAACTCATGGACTTGGCTGGATACAAGCCGGGGACGTACAAAAACAAGCACGTCAAGAAGGTTGTCGAGGGGTTACCGTCTGCGATGAGCGTCATCACCCTGTGGAGAGCAGACTACGACACTCCAACTCGTTTCAATAAGAACATCAAACACTTTGTTCACGACGGCGAGGACATCCTTGTTGAAATATCAGATGAACTGGTGGAGGCGTTGAGCGGCAATCTCGACCTGATGAGCAACCCTGTGGTAAGAGCGTCGGGGTCTGCTTCGCGTCTTTTCAAGTACGGTGCAGTCGGCGCAAACACGAAGTTTGGGATGCGGCAGATTTCAATGGACTACATGACAAACCTGTTTCAAGCCAGGGAGCAGGGGGTCGAGCGATACTGGATGCCTCTGGTGTACGCTGCTCAATTCGCGTTGTCCAACATACGGAACGCTGGCGCACACGATACCAATCAAGTACGCCAACTATTCCGTTCATACGCTGGACAAAAAATGAACGTACTAACGCCCGATGTGCAGGGAAAATCTCGGATGCTAAAGGGGATGACGAAGCGAGGTAGGACGATGGGATTGCAGTCTGTCGGGCGAACCCCCGGAAAAATTAAGAAGTTCTTTGAACAGTTGATAGCCGTGTCAGACATTGGTCCTCGCTACGCGGAATTTGTCGCCAGCTTGCGAAACGATGGATACACCATTAACGGAACGACGGGTCGTATTGAGAAAAACGGAAAGCCAACTCATCCTTCTAGGCATCACATAATGCGAGCGATCAATGCTGCGAGCGATGTGACGTACAACTATCGGCGAACGGGAAGATGGGGTCAGGTCGTCGAGCAATTCGTGCCATTTACGAATGCAAAACTAGAAGGACAGGATAAGCGACTGCGGACACTAAAGAACGTGGCTGATGTTGGCTCATCAATCCTCAGAGGACGCTGGATAGAGTTGGAGGATGCTGATATTCGCGGAGCAGTCTACACCACAGGGAACAGCTTGCTTGCGCTCGGTGTTGGCGCGCTCTACTACATGCTCAAAAGCGACGACGAGGAATATGAAGAAGAAGAATTTTGGCAGCGGGGGCGAGGGTTCAGCCTTGGCGCAGACGGCGGGGTGCAGAAGGTCTTTATCCCAAACTCCAGAGAGTTCAGCATTCTTTTCGGGCTCGGTGAAGTTTCCGCCATGCTATACGACCAAACAACGACCGGCGAGAACAAGGACATAATTAGCGGGCAAGAAAAAAGGCTAAACCCAGACGCAAAGGGGTCAATCGCCAGAATTGCCGAAACAGAGCTAAGGCAGAGCCTCGGGAACTACGAGACAGCTTTTCTGTTGGACTCTGGGTACTTGTCTACCACGTTAGGCGCGTGGGCAAATTGGAAGATGTTTCAAGGAAGGAGTATCGAGCCAAGCTGGATGGACGAGCAAGCGATACCAGACGAGAAACGCTACACTCCATACACCTCGTCTGTGGGGAAGTGGACCGGAAAGTACACCGGAAGGTATCTCGGCAAAGGACCGATGTATGTTGATTATGTACTAGGCGACCTTGGTGGTGGTGGATATACGCGGGCAACACGCGCGATCGACGAATACATAGAGGGTGATGTCACTGCATCGAGCGTACCGTTTGCCGGTGGTATCTACACCAACCGGCACCAAAAGCGATCGGTAAACGACCTATATGCAACGTCTCGCAGTCTCTTGGACGCAAAACAAAACCATGAATATGGAATCCCAGGATCAGAGTGGACTGTTGAGCATGAGCGTTTTTTCAGGGATGTAAACAACGCAAAAGCATTGGCAAGCGTGATTACTCGCCTTGCGAAAGACTCAAAAAGTGATGTTCGCACAGAGGTATCGCAACTGACCACGGGACTTGCAAGGGAGGCACTCGGGAGAGATCCACACAAAAGCAACCCGTCGCCTTGGGCTCTGAGAAAGTCCGAGTTCCCGAAAATCCTAGTTCAGTCCTCGCTGGGTCGTAAGTCGTTTTATCAAGAACTCAAAGACGAAGTTAAGGGGATGATCGAGGACACGACACCCTCAAAAACCACGAAAGATATGTACGCATCGGGAAGGACTCGCGAGGATGAGGAAGCTGCGAGAAAGGAGAAGGCAGAGTACGCAAAGCAGTGGTTAAAGGACCACGCAGATAGCCCGATCGTGAAGGAGGTGCGAGCAGAATTGCGAGCAAAACCGACGCCTAAAAAGAAAAGGAAGAAATCTGGATTTGCAATTCCATAGGCTATTGACGCGACGCACTGAGGCTCTAAATTGGACATACATCGGTGACAATTGGTCACTTAATAAAGAGAACCAATAAGGAGATAGTGATGGAACAGGGTTCAGAAGAATGGCATCTTGCGCGGTTGGGAAAGCCCACCGGAAGCAATTTTGCAAAAGTAATGGGAAGCAAGACTGTGCGAGAAGGTTACCTTGAGGATTTGATTTGTCAGCAGTTGACCGGCAAACCACCAGAGGAAATTCGTTCTTACGCAATCACATGGGGAAAGGAGAACGAGTCGCTGGCTCGCAACCTGTACTCGGCAACGCAACTCTGCGAGGTACGAGAGGAAGGGTTCATTCTGCACCCTCACCTCAACGCAGGGTGTAGTGTTGATGGAATTGTTGATCCCAATGGAATCATTGAGATCAAATGTCCCTACAACAGCCGAAACCACCTCAAGACGATTGAATCGCGACAGGTGCCTCCCCAATACGTCGCACAAGTTCAGGGAAACATGCTGATTACTGGCTGCGATTGGTGTGACTTTGTGTCGTTTGATCCCCGCTTCCCCGATGAATTTCAGCTTTGCATCGTTCGCGTCGAGGCTGACGATCGTTTCCAGAAGAACCTCTACGATGCCCTGGCAGAGTTTTGCGGCGATTTGTCGGCTCGCGTCGAGTCGGTCAAACACCACCAACTGCTCCTGTCAGTCAACAATGCCTTCTCAAACACACCCTCGCTTGAAAAGCCTGAGGTGACTGAATGAGTAACGCTAACACAAAAATCTGGGATTCAGAAAAGCACACTCCAAAGGACCAGACAAGCAAGGTTAATCGTCGCGGTGGGTTCACCGCAGTCAACCACCAGTATCAGCTATTGCGAGGAACGACCCTGTGGGGGCCATACGGCGAGGCATGGGGCTTGGACATCATATCCATGCAAATCGTCGGTGAACCCCCTCAAACAAGCCTCCTGCTGCATTGTCGCTTCTATTATCCGTCTCCGACTGACGGTGAGCGGTGCGAGTTTGAGGTGCTGAACGACTGGCCCTTTAAGATGGGAGACGATAGTGCAAAGAAGGCACTGACGAACACTCGCTCTAAGGCTCTGTCGATGCTCGGGTTTTCAGCGGATGTGTACCACGGTCATCACGATAATTCTGAATATCTGAGGGACGAACCGCTGAGGGACGATCCTTCGCTGGTGCTAAGACGAGCCGACCAGATCGCAGCAAGTGGGTCGCGAGACGACATCAAGCGGGCTCGCGACTGGGCAAGGAAGGCACTCGGCAGCGGGACGATTGACGATTCCGTGGCAGCGGCTCTTGAGGCGGCTTGTGCTGCAAGGCAATCCGCACTCTCAAGCTAGGGTGCGTCTCTTTTTTCGGAAACCGGCATCAACGCCTGGTTTCTCTATTTTAACCCTGGTTTTCCTATTTCAACAGGAGCGGACGATGAAGGTATTGAATATCAAGGTAAAGCATGTCATGGGGCTGCGAGACGCGGTTGAGATGGATGTTCGGGATGACAACCTGATCTTTGTCGGCGGCAAAAACGGAGAAGGAAAAACCTCGACCCTCAACGCAGTAAAGATGGCTTTATGCGGTCGCCGGGGTGCAGATTTCCCAGAAAAGATCATCCATGAAGGCGAGGATCACGCTGAGGTGGAAATACAACTCAGCGGTGACCCGACGCTTGGCGAGGACTCGTGCTTGACAGTCCGGTGGACAGTTGACAAAAAACGCGCAGGCGAGGTTGAGGACATTCAGATTCTCGATTCTGCCGGATACAAAAGCCCAAATCCCCGAACGCTGCTGCGTGACCTGTATCACGCGAGGGCTTTTGACCCTCTCGCTTTTGAGCGACTCTCTGCAAAAGAGCAAAGAGAGGCACTGGCTCGACTGGTTGGTGTCGATCTGGACGCATCAAGGCGCGAGTATAAGGCGGTATACGACGACCGTACTGAGCTAAATCGCGAAGTCAAGAAGCTGGATATTCGCATCTCTAACGCTGCCTTTCACGCAGATGCACCCAGTGATCCTGTTGATACCGCTGAACTTGTCGCGAAGTTGGATTTCATTCGCAAGCAAAACAGCGAGCTGGAAAACTACACCGCCGTTGTTGAGGGCTATGCAAAAGAGCAGCAGGCAGCGATGGATCGCGTTGCAAAAGTTGAGGAAAAAATCAGATTACTCAAAGAGGATCTGGAGCGGCATCAGGCCAGTTTCGCGGAGTCGTGCAAACATCACGACGAAGCCAAAAGCAGCCTGCTAAAGATGCCTGACATGCAGTGCGACAAGAAAATCCTGAGCGAAATATGTCTCGCAGGGGAAATAAATCAGAAGGTAGCGGAAAACCGCGCGAGACACGACCTAGAAATAGAATTGAAAGACCTGCAAGCAGCTAGCGACGGATTGACCGCCGATCTTAAGGCGATCAACGAAGGGGTCGATGCAAAGTTGCGAGAGGCATCGTTCCCGGTCGAGGCTATGTCTCTCGACAAGGAAGGTGTATTGCTCAACGGCAGGGCATTTGCTGACAACAGTCGTTCCGAACGCATCGCGGCTTCTGCGAAGATTGGGATGGCAATGAACCCCACGCTGCGACTGTTGATATGCGAAGATGGAAGCGACCTGGATTCCGACTGCATGGACGAACTCGACAAATTCATGCGGTTGCACGACTTTCAGTGCATAGTGGAACTGGTCACTCGCTCATCCGAAGATGAGGATCGCTGCAAAGTCGTCTTAAAAGACGGAGCAGTAAAGTGAGAAGGGGGTATCAGGAGCGAACGCGAGAGAGACTCCGCGACGCGATCAATCGCGGGTTCAGGAGGATATTGCTCGTCGGTCCAACTGGCTGCGGAAAAGGGTACATGGCTGGCGACCTCATAGAAGGATGCGTGTCCAAAGGCAACGAGAGCATCTTCTTTGCAGACCAGCGTGAGTTGATCCTGCAAATCAAGGAGCATCTAAGCCGTTTGAGGATTCCCAGTAACGTAATCATGCGAGGGATCGAGAACGAGTACGACAGCTATGAGGCTGATGTAAGCAGCAGGATGGTAAACATCGTTGCGAAAGACACTATCTGGGCAAGGGCTTACCGAAAGACACGAATGAGCCTGCCTTCGGGCGGGTTCATTCAGGTCGATGAGGCGCACAAATCGCTGTCACGCACATGGCGAACGATCTTGCAGGATTACTTTTCTGCTGGATCGACGATCGTGGGTTGGACGGCGACTCCTTGCAGGTCAGATGGCAGAAATCTCGGCGAGTTCTGGGAACACATGATACAGGTCGCGACATACAAGGAGTTGCAGGATGCGGGGCATCTTGTTCCCTGTGAGGTCTTTGCACCGTCCTCTCCTGACCTGAAAGGGCTGCGTCGCTCTGGTGGAGACTACTCCATGAAAGACTGTGACGAGCGACTTGGAAAAGATGGAATGATCGGAGATATGATTTCTGAATGGCGAGCAAGAAGCGAGGGAAGGCAGACTGTGGTTTTCGCGACAACAGTGCGACACTCTCTCGCGTGTGCCGAGCAATTTCGCAGAGCAGGAGTCAGCGTCGAGCATGTCGACGGAAAGATGCAGCAAGCTGAGAGGGATGAGATCATGTGCAGAGCCAGGGAGGGCTCTGTGCAGGTTCTCTGTTCTGTCGGGTGCCTGACGACCGGAGTTGATATTCCGTCACTGAAATACGCAATTTGCGCACGACCGACAAAGAGTTTCTCTTTGTGGAGGCAGATGTGCGGTCGCATTCAAAGACCGCATGAAGGACACAAAGTCTGCACGATTCAAGACCACTCGGACAACAGTTTGGTGTTCGGCTATCCCGATGAGGATGTCGAGTGGAGCCTGATAGACTGCGAGCCAGTGCATCTACGACATGCAACCAAGAAGGCTGCGGAAAAAAAAGAGCCAAGAAAGTGCCCCGAGTGCAAGTTGGTATTGACTGCTCCGCTGTGTAGGTGTGGCTACAGAATCCCCTCGCGTCGCGGAAAGAAAGTGAAGATGAGCAAGGGGAAGCTAGGTCGGATCGCTCGCAAGGGAGTGAAGCCGACAGAGCAGCAAGCCAAACAAGACTACTGGAACAAGTGTTTGGGCTGGGCAATTGGAACAGACGCGAAGGTAGGTGCGGCAGCGCATCGGTATCGCCAACGGTTTGGCGCGTTCCCGAACAGCAAGATCGAGAATGTCCCGAGAGGGAAAGAGCAGTGGAATATGACAGGCAAGCAGTTTTACCGGAGGCTAGGCGATGGACACTAGGAGGGAGCTTGAGTTGCTGCTGCTCGGGATGGCGTTGCATAAGGATACTCGCGAGGGCATTCTCAAAGAGGTCAGTCCAGTAGTGCTGTCTCCTGAGATCGGAGTGCTGTTTGAGGCGTTGCAGCACCCGAAAAAAGGACAACCGCTATTGGAATGGCTGGATAGCAGAGGTGCCAAGCCGAGCAAAGGAATGACTGCTCGCCAAGCTATCCTTGGTGCAATCCACCTTCTGAACGCAAGGATTAGGCTCAAAAACGCGGCTCGCACGCTGGAAAAGACTTTGAAGATCGGGACAAACGACCAAGTGGTGCGTGTTCTTGAATCCGCATTGGAAGCAGCAAAGGAATTGCAGGAGGTGGAGGGTGCTTAGAATCGTATTAGACCTCCCGCCAACGGACCTTTCGCCAAACAAGCGAGTCCACTGGGCAAGGAAAGCCAAGGTCGTGAGACAATACAGGCGACACGCGAAGGATGCTGCTATGTCTGCGGCCTTTGAGCAAGACTTGCGGTGTCCGTTTGAGACACCAGTCGTCCAGATAGCGTACTTCAACCGACGCAAAATAAAGCCCGATGCTGACAATATATTAGCAACACTCAAGTCGGCATGGGACGGCTTGACCGATTCTGGCGTGTGGGCTGACGACAGGTTTTGTTTCTTTTTCCCTGTGCGGAGATGCTGCGACAAGGCGAATCCCCGCGTCGAGATCACGATTACAGAGCGTTTGCCAGATAACTGCAACGAAATCCTCGACCAAATCATGCGGGAAAAGTGACCCGCTTACTTGCGATTTGAGGCGATCGCGAGTAACCACTAAGCCTCTGAAAAGGATTTATTATGGCAAGTTTCAACAGGGTGATCGTGATGGGTAATTTGACTCGCGATGTCGAGTTGCGACACATCCCCAGCGGGACAGCGGTCGCAGATATTGGACTCGCGATCAATGATCGCAAAAAGGTGAATGACGAATGGGTTGACGAGACAACATTCGCAGATGTGACGCTTTGGGGTCGCACCGCAGAAGTTGCTGCTGAGTATCTCAGTAAGGGTTCTCCTGTTTTTCTGGAAGGGAAACTCAAACTGGATACATGGGAGGACAAGGAGTCTGGGGCGAAAAGGTCAAAACTGAAGATCGTGGCAGATCGGTTGCAGTTAATTGGTGGTTCAAAATCAGATGCGCCCTCACCAAACCAATCGCAGCCCCGGCAGTCGCAGTCCGAGGATATGGCACCGTTTTGAGAAAGATGTCAACAAAAACCCGAGCGAGAGCAAAAGAAGCAAAGCCAGTAAGGGATGCTCTCATTGCTCGGGCTGGGGCTTGCATGATTTGCGGTGCGAGCCCCGCGCGACCAAAACACCACCTCGCCGAACTAAATCAGTTGTGCTGCCATGAGATAGCTGGCGGTTCGCTTCGCCAGAAGATGCTAGACAAGCCAGAAGGGATTTTGGTTTTGTGCTGGTTTTGCAACCAATACGAGGTCGAGTCAAAGAAAAAATGGCCGCAGGCTCGGCAGTTGGCTGTTTTGCAAAAAAAAGATCCCGAAAGTTACGATCTTGCATCGTTCAATTATTTAGTCAATCCCCAGGCACCTCGCCGGATTGAGCAGGCAGAAGTTGACACATGGCTGGATAAATGACAATTCGTCGTTTTTCGGTGTTGGCTTTTTCGGGCAACTCCCCTGACAATGACAGGGGAGTTTGAGATGAAATACTTAATCAAAGCGAACCGCAGGCGAGCAGTCAGGAAAGTCGCCCGAGAAGCCTACCTGACCGCCAGTCGCAGATTCACCTCTCCCCCTGAGAACAAGCCAGAGATTCTGGGCATGACGGTCGCGGAGTCGCGGGCAGCTCTCGTTAGGAGCGGAGAATTTGACGGCATCTTGGGGAGCATTATGCTCACAATTGCAATGCACTTGGTTGTCGCGTTAGTTGAAAAGTGGCTGAAAGATAATCTGTTTAGCTCTGAGTCACTCTCGCCGTTATTCAAAGAGGGAGAACCTGGGTATGTCGCTGCGTGAAAATAGAAGCTGGCAATTCTTGGTGGGGTGCTTTTGCCTGTTTGTTGCCTATAAAATTTGGTCTATGGACATCCTGCAAGCATATCTTTCGCAAGACGAGGAAGGGTTTGAGAGCGTGTCGCTAATCCCACTTCTCCTGACAGCCTGTGTCAGCGCGATACAGATGGTGGGATTGGTCGCAATCTGCGTCGTGGGTTTTGCCAAGCCCTTTGCCGAAAAAGTCGTCGATTACCTTCGTGCAAAGATGCCAAGAGTGGACTCTGCGGCAAAGACAATCGAGGAGAAGGTTGATGCAGAAAAGCTGGTTGAAACGCTCAATAACTTGGATGAGAGGATTCGCTCCATTGAAATCAAAGTCAGGAGCGAAAAGTGATCGACATACTCAAAGACACCCCTGCGCCTGCCCAAGGAAAGCAGAAGCCAACCAAGAAAGCAAGTGTGAATTTGCTGCTTGCTCTTGCGCTTGCGTGGGTTGTTTACGACACCAGCTATTGGAAAAAGTTTGTTCCATCGGTTGTTGTCCCTTCCGAGAAGTCTGCACAGGTGTTGTTTGTGACGGACGAGAACATGACGCCGGGTCAGGGTCAGGCGAGCATCAGCATGAAGGTGGATGACTTCTGTGACGAGAATGGAATCGAGAAGCGGCGGCTTGAGGTCGGGCAGGACACATCCGGTGCAGAGAAGTGGCTTCAGGAAATGGCCGAAATCGGCTACGGGCAGGCACCTTCCGTTGTCTTTCGCTCTGCGTCTGGGAGGATCGACTGCATCCCAATGCCCAGCAGCATCGACGCTGCCGTCGCGGAGATAAGGAGCAGAACATGAGCGATATAAGCTGGGATGCGAATACAGATGGAGTGTGTGGGTACGAGTCGAGAGATTGGGACTTACACCCAGAGTTCTCGGCTGAACCAGAGTTCAGTGGACCGATCTATCCGAGGAAGGATTGGGTTGAGCTAATTGAATTGCAACGACGGAACAAAACCAGTCCGATGCACATTCACAAAGGAAATGACATCCCAGTGCGGAGCCAGGGAAGGTACGGGTACTGCTGGTGTTGGGGTCTGGTCAACGCGATTCGCAATCGGTATGCGGCGCAAGGTATCGACCCGAATCCCGACTTAAACGCTCACGGAACTGCCGCGATGTGGAAGCGATACGCAAACAGGGGTGGCTACGGCTCGGAAGCCTGTCTCGCGGTAGAAAAGTACGGCATTCCTACTTATGAGTTCTGGCCTGCTTACAGCAATGATCGGTCGCTTGAGAAAGATCCAAGAGTGGCTGAAAACAGAAAAAAACACAAGCTCGTCAAGTTTGAGGAAATGCCCAAGGATAGTTTTGATGCTGTCATGTCGTGCTTGATTGGGATTGATCCCTCCCCCGTCACCTTGGCGTATAGCTGGTGGCGTCACTTAGTTTGCGGACTACAAGGACTCTACCGAGGAACCGGAAGGGGCGTTGAATTTGGATTTGGTTTCGTTAATAGCTGGGGAAAGCAGTGGGGCAGTCAAGGATACGGTGAAGTTTGGAATGCAAAAGCAAAACCATTTGAGGCTATAGCAGTTCGTTCAGTTTCAGCGATCAGCGAGGCATGATATGCGAAAAAAAATCATAGATGCAGGAATGTACTTTGCTGCTGTCGTGGCTGTCCTCTTTGTTGCGCTTGCGCTTGTCAGTCAACTCAGGGATGGTGCGACTCCCAGCGAAGAAGCGGCGCACTACAGAAAAGTGAATGAGCCCATCGAGACATGCGATGATGGGTCATGCGAAATCGAGCCAGCGCAAAAGCCAAGAAACAGAACCTTTCGTCGTCGTGGTCTATTTCGTTGGAGACGATGATTTTTACTACTTGAAGGCTTCAAAATGAGCGCACCAGATCCCACCACTCTCACTATTTTATTGTCGGGCCTTGCGGCGACCGGATCAGCAATTGGAATCTTGTTCAAGACTTTGCTGGGTCACGTTTCGCGCATCGAGGAAAAGTTGAGCGAATGCGAGGCTGATCGAGAGCAACTGCACCTCGACCAGACCTTGCTCTGGAAAGCTGTCGCAAAGCAGGCAGGCGTCGATGTTAATGACATCAAGAAACACACACGCTGAGTGGTTCAGTTTTTTTTTCGTGAAAAGGATGGTGATATGAAGTTTTTGATCGCTGGAGTTCTGGCCTTTGCACTGGTCGGTGGTTCCCAGGCTGGTGAGTGCGGCAGGATACGCTGCGCTGTGGTGCGGGTAATCGCTCCAGTAAAGCCAGAAAAGTCGATATGCAGGGCAGATCGCGTTCCGTTTCGCGTCCGTCTGCGGGCTCGTCTGCGGGCTCGTCCGTAGCCAGATGGATGATTTGCATCAAAAGTCTGTATCAATTGCATTGACATCTCTGGTGTTATGCTAACATGCTAGATGAGATAATTGCTTGCTATCTCTTGTGACCAGACTCTTGACCGACAAGCCAAAGGTGAGCCGGGGCGCAGTCCACCGCCCTGTCTTACCTCATCCGAAAGGAGCAAAGGAGAAAAAGTGTCCAAATCCAGCAAGGTGATGGGGCGACCAAGGCGTGAGTTCGTCTTTGGTTACGAAGAAATCGCCCAAATGTGTGGAATTACCAGAAACGCTGTCAGTAAAGCTGTTGCTAGGGGCGTAGTACAGCCGGATGACATGCTTTCGCTATGTTGCTATATATCCGCCCACGGAAACGAAGAATCGCGACAAGAGATCATGCTTGCGCTGATACGAGCTGGAGACTACGTCTACAGAGGTCGACCCAAGTCGCATCTGACGAAGCGAAGGAAATGATGACTATCGGATATACCACTCTGTGTGGTACGGCTTGTCCGTGGAAACTTCCTCAACGGACGCTTGGTCAATGTCAACTCCGCACTCTGCAACCACCCTGCGCAGGTCTGCTCTGACCTTTTGCGGAAGCAGGGCATCGTTAATTATCTCTCGCATGATCGAGTTTTTCATAACACACTCTGCATGGATTCTCGTGTAGTCGTCGTGATCGACGCTTGCGCGTATCTCGTAATGCTCTCGCGTCACTACAGCTATCTCGGTCCCTACTATCTTTCTAAACAATCCGTACACAAACAGTCTCCTTGTCCGTCTTTCGCAACATAATAGCAATATCTAATGACACGTCTGGTCATAGATGGCTTTCTTCGGAGCTTTGTATGAAGAAAGTCTTAAGAAAGGTTGCTTTTGCCATGAAGCGAGTTTTGTGAAGCAGCAAATAAGCATCGCCTGATGCTTTTCCTTCTGGTTTGCGGGGCTTATGCCGTTCCTCGGTGTATCAAATGAACACCGGCAGGCTCCACAACCAGCTTGCTGCACGACAGCATCTTACCGCATTTGCGTCGAGAAAACGCAAAAAAAAACAGGTAAAACCCGAAAAAACGAAACAAGAAAGCGACTGGCCTGGGGTGACCTATACTGACCCGACCTGCCACATAATGACTGGGGAGTAGCATCAAATAGGCAGCAAGTGTTCCGTGTTGTCAATTGCTGCACCTTCTGCACCTTCCAGCAAGTGTCCGTATGTGTCAAGCGTCATGGTGATGCTTGAGTGTCGCATAATGGATTGGACTGTCTTGATGTTCACCCCTTCGCTGACAAGCCAAAATCCGCAAGTATGCCTCAACGCATGAAAGTCAATTCGCTCGCCTGACTGTCGGGTGGCAGGGATTCCAGATGCTCTCAAGTCATGCCTGAGCATCTTCTGTAGATTGTGCTTGTGTGGCAGGGAACTCAGGGTATTACCGTCTGCGAAATACCCTCGCACTTGATTCGCGAGTTTGTCTCCCAGAAACAGTTTCGCTGCTTTCCTGTTTTTAGTCTGATCTTCGCGTAAGAACAGAAACGGACTTTTTACGTCGAGACTGAAACTTGACTCGCTGAGTTGGGTCACCTCTCCCGCGCGGAGGCCGCACCGTGTCGCCAGGCAGTATGCGATCTTCCGATCCGCCGGTGTGGTTCTTCTCCACGATCCGCTTAGATTTTTAATCAAAACGCAAAACTCGTCGCGACTCAACACCGATCGACGGATGACTCGCTGCCTGCTTCTCGATTTCTTTAAGGCGACCAGGATGTCGGTCGGCGACTTTCTCGTCTCATACATCCTTCGCGAGAGTGCCTTTAGCATCCTGCGATAATTGTTACAGGTGCCAGAACTCAGCCCTGATTCCCGAAGGTGCGACACGAACCTCACCGCATCCTCGTCATCGACCTCGCTCCACGACTTCCTTCCGCTGAATTTTGCGAACCTGCACAATCCGCTGCGAGTGACTGCGATGTGGTGAGCCGTCGCACCGTTCGCTGCGATTTCCTCAATGTATTCCTCAATGTGGTCCCAGATCGGACGAGTTGACTCCGCCTTGAATTTCTCGGTGAGCGGATCGACGAGCGAGAACTTTGCTTTAGCGGCGTCTGACTGCTTGCATTTAAGAATGTTGCAAGCAATCTGGTAGTCCTGAGTCCCGGTGCTTCTGCTAACACGCTTCGCTTGACCGTTGGAATAGGTATAGAAGTCTATGTAATACTTTGCATTTGGCTTTCCCGATCGCTTGTATGGCTTACTTCGCATTGTTTCGCTGATGAGTTAGATGGTTATGTGCGGGCGTAATGATCCCGTTGTGGATCGCCCGCGTATTTCGCTGATTGAGAATCAGGCTACGCTATGGGTCCGTCCATTTTCGGCAAACGCCGCACTCACCCTGGACTGATTTAACGCACAGGTGAAACCGCTGTGATCCCTTGGTAGCGGTTAAAAAACGGGCTGCGGTCTGCTCGGCGTACTGCCTGACCCGGGTCAGACTACCTCAACCGCTACTCCCAACAGTTCGCTGCGCCAACGTCTTGGTTATCCCGCCCACAGCTTACTCTTGATGTCTCCTGTGCTGCTCTGCGTCTCGCAGTAAATGCCTCAAAAGCGAAAGCAGCATTCTTTTAGTTTATCGACAATTATTCCCGAAACAAGGGGTTGCAAGAAAAGCCGTTCAATATACTTTATGGACTTGTCGTCACTTTAGTTTCAGTTAGAATCACAAAGACGTTTGCGGGCCCGCCCCATCACCCCGCAAACGTGCCCAGTGATTCATGTCTCCAGAATCGCTGGGCTTTTTTTATGCCGCACTCACAACTACTTACAGTCAACCAAGCAGCAGACTTCCTGGGTCTGTCAGAGCGGGCAGTTTTTCGTCTAAAGTCGGCAGGGGATTTGCCTTACGTCAAACTTGGTCGCTCTCTGAGATTCAATGTGAATGAGCTAGAGCGACTCATTGACGCAAACACAAAAAAAACCTCCCCGCGCCACGCGCAGCAACGGGAAGGCTGAAATACGCGCTCGGGAAAACACGCTTCCCTCGCAGTTTTAGTTTTTTTCCGCCAGTATCTCAAGGTAAAGAAATGAAAGCGACATGCTGCAACTGCAACACAGACCTCAGTGATGACTCAATTGACATCCTTGGCTCCTGCCCCGGGTCTGGATTCTGTGGAGGCTGCGGGCTGGAAGTGAATCTTGAGACAGGTAAAAAATCACCTCCTTGCAATAAATGTATGGGATGCGGTGAACTTGCATCGCAAGGGAAAGAGCAGGTCATGTTCGCGTTCTCCACACAAAAGGAAAACAGCCAATGATTGAAGAAACCTATAGCGGTCAAGACGATATGCTCTACATTTCACTTGAGTCAAAAGGCATCCACTTCAACGAGTTCAACGAGTCCGTGGACTTTGACCTCATCCATGCCATCCTTCTGGAGGAAGGTCTGGAGTTGAAGAAGTCGGCCACCATAAACCGTCTGTGTGGCGTGTTCAGGCATTGCCGAGCCATCTACAAGTTGGACGTAGAAGCAGCACTGTGCGTCTGCTACAACGCACTGTCGGAGTGCTTGAAGGATGGACGATGCCCAACTACGGCCTGCATCGAGGACTACCGCAAAGTCAATGGGCCGCTTTAGTAGGGAAAATATCGCGAGCTAGGCGCAACACTGGCTCGCGGATCTCTACTCTATCAATGCAGAACAGCATGCAATGGCTTGCGCTAATGTTTCGTCAAGAGACAGAGGAAGCTAGATCGACTCAAACAATCCCTCAATAGGCTTTCCAGCTTGCCCGAGTCCAAAATCTTTCGCTGCGATAATTGAATCGCTAACCTGGTCGAGGTCGCCACCAACGCCATCTGCGCCTCCGATAATGACGGTCTGGACTTTCGCCTTGACCGATGCTCTCCACTCATTCCACCGCTGCTTGATTTCCTTGCTGGTATTGACGAGAGCATCGGTCAAAAAGATGACATCGGTCTTTCCCTGCGGGCATTCCATGTCTCCCCATTGCCACGGTAGAACGTCGATCGGGACATCACAGAACGTCCCAGCACCGAAAAAATGTTCCAGCCAGTCCATTACGTCTCTGTATCTCTCTGCTCCCGGTGGGAGGACCACATAGTTCCCTCGCGTTCCACCGCTGAAACCATACAGACAGCACCAGCGGCGTTGTTGCTTGGCAATCCAGTACATTGCCAAAGCGATCGACTTTGCCTCTTGCACGTTGTCGCCCGCCATTGAACCCGACTCATCGACGCAAATGACGACTGGACCTTTCGCTTCGGGCTCAGTCGCTTTATTCTCACGAATGATGCAGCGTCGCTGGGAAAGCCTCAGCATCGTTGCGTCCTCGATCTCGGGGATTCCGCAACCAAGTTTCATTCTCTCCGATCCGATGAGCTTGCTCAGGTCGTCACCCAGCTTGATGCCAGTCACATCATCGTTTCCTATGATGACTTTTCGCGACTGCGCAGACATTGCGAAACGTCGGTATCTTCCAGCCTTATTGATGATTGCTCGGATATTTCGGCTGTGTTTTGCCTGCGTCAGCATGTCCAACGCTTTCTGAGTCCCTATCCTCCTACTTTCGCTGCAGGGGTCGCCACCTACGCCCCCTGGTCCCATCGCTTCGGTCATTGCTGTAATGTCGTCGCTCGCCTCTTTAGCATCATCGAGTGCTTTCTTTGCGACTTTCTTAACCTCGCTTGGCGTTGCTTTTTTGCTGAGATCAGCATACTGACGAGAAAACGCAACTGCCGCGAGTTCACTTTGCAATTCGTTTAAGCAGGTGTTCGCGTGTAGCTCGCGAAACTCAGTTGTTTGCATCAGCGTATCAATGTATTCTTTACGCTTTGCGTCCTCGACTTTTTGGTGAAAATCCACCTCGGGCTCAAAAGCAAGCGAAAGAAAGTCACTGGCTGCAAACTTTCCACCAAGATCCCCGTCAACCTCCGTGACGCGATCGTGCAGTTCCTCACCGCGACGCAGCGACCAGTAATCCATCTTTAATACTGTTTTGCTGGGTCGCTCATCATCATCCATGATCGACTCGCCGTCGTCATTGAATCCCAGGTCTTGCTCACTTAACTCTCGCTTGAGTTGCTCAAAATCGTCGTTCTCGCTCATTGCAGTCTCCTAAGAAAAAAGTAAATGGGGCAGACCGCTGAGACTGATCCCAGCGGCTTAGCCTCATCTACTCTTTAGAATGACGCACTGCTAAACGCTCGACGCTTGATCTCTTTAATTGCTGCTTCAATCTCATTACAGCATCGCTCAGAACGTGCCGATCCCAGCTTGCGGAGCTTCTTGCCGGTGTTCTGCAACTTGGAGCAAGCTGTAGACGTTGCTGCAACATCGGTTGCGTCCAGGCTCTCGATGATCTCATCGACTTCCATCATCAGCGAGTTGCAGATTAGATCGCTCGGGCTCGCGATCTTAGTTACGATGCTGACGACCTCGCGCCGTTGTTCTGGGTCTGGATCGACCCACAAGCAGTCGGCAAGTATTCCCAAATGATCTTGGCTCACTTCCTCTGCTTCATTGAGATATGCGAACGCTTGCACTGCCATTACGCACTGACGCAAACGACGACCAGATGAATCAATCCCTGCTCGACGGCATTGAAAGATGATTTCCTCGTAAGCTGCCTTTGCACTTGCATCCCACTCCATACTGCCAACCTCTGCCTGTGCTTCACAGAGTTCAGCAATACTGAGCGTTTCGCTCTTTTCAATGCTGAGGGTATCCCACAGCAATCGCGAAACATTTGCCCTACGCTGGATCGGGCTCACAGTCCGGCGAAGCAGGAAGCGGTCAAACATCGCTTTCAGTTCTTTGTTGCCTTCGCCATTGGGATACTTGTTACTGGTTCCAATCAGAAGTTGCAGCGGGCAATCCACAAACCGCGTTCCGTTCTTGAATCGTCGCTCATTCATAATTGAGAGCAGCGTATTCAAAATTGCTGACGATCCGTTAAAGACCTCATCCACATATCCCACAACAGCCCGTGGTAACATGCCTTCGGTGAGTCGTTCGTACCTGTCCTCTTTCATTCCAGCGATCGAGAA